AAATTGAGCCTTAGCTGCAAATGCCTCTGTATGACTTGCCCCGCCTGGTTTCTTATTATAATTAACCTGATCTGTTTTAGCATCTTTAGCTTGTGTTGCAGCCTGAGCAGGGGGTACAGGGGTAGGAGTACTTACAGGGTACTTTGAAGTTGTAGTACTTGTAGTCTGCGCAGTAGGCGTAGTTGGTGTAACAATTTTACTATTATCTGGTTTAAGTTCAGCCATAATATAATTATATTCTTATATTATTTAGCCCTAAAAACTAAAAATAACAAGTTTATCGTGTAAACTAAACAAACTAATGAGAACCTTATTATAGTACCGAGAATACTATTAAGCTTTATAGGCTACGACTGAACCGCTACCGAGCTGAATGGCAGTAAAATTACCGTAATATGTTGCACCTGCAGGTAAGGAAGCACTTGTTATAGCGTTTCCATCCCAGTTTGTAGCCGTCAGAGATGTACCAGTTGTTGCTGCAATAACATTGATTCTTGACCAAGAATCAATTCCGAATCTTGATGCTGCACTTAAAGCTGTACCACTAATAAAAGTAGCTCCATTCTGTACTATAGCGTTAGCACCTACATCATAAACAGCCTTAGCATATAACGGGCGAACTGTATTAGTAATCGGTAACCAGGAAAACGTTTCAGCCATTTGAGGGCTATAGGTAGCTGTTGCACCTGGTGTAGTAGTAATAAGTGGGGTTAAAGCAGGCATTGTATTATTATTTATTTAATATCTTCTTAAACCAATTAGTTACTTTCTTTACTAAAGTCTTCTTTTTCACAACCTTTTTAGGCTTCTTAGCTCTAGAATAAGTACGATTTTTTGAATAGCTTGCCATAGTTATATTATTTATAATACTATCTTGAAATCTCTTCCCAATCCATTGAAGCATGTACTAGTTCATTATTAGTACTTGCTGCTACTGCTATAGTAAGTTCATAAGGAACATTTGTAAGTCCGTTTCTTTCTAATTGAAATTTAAAGAGCGCTTCCTTTAAAATATCAGTTGTTACTGAGCCCTGAGTGTTTGATGTAAGATATCCTTCTGCTAAGATTCTTCCACCAGTAATGCTTGTCCCATCTAATTTATACTCGACTGCTGAATCAGAACCCGCATCCACCCATGCACCACCCCCACCAGTTGTTCCGGTAGCAATTACTCGCCAACTATATATCCCTGTGTCGAGGCCCATTATGGATAACGCTGTTAGTATTACTATTGCATCTAATCTATTTGGAGATGTTTTTAATCTAATTGATATAACAGGATAATAAGTTCCTGCTGTATCAAGAGCTTTTGGTGCTGTTATAGCGGTACCTACTGCTTGCTGTAAACCTCTTAATTCGTAGCCACCTTCTGAAATTACAGAAGAGCATACTTGCTTCATGGTTCTTGATCCATTTGTAGCACCTTTATTTGTAATTTCATATCTCAAAGGAAGAGATGCTGTTGTTATATAAGTTGAAGATATCAAGTTTGCATGATGGAAGGAATGACAAACAATAAATTTACCATCAATAATAAATCCTGCACGAACAGTTCCTAATCCGAGCCATTCGATATCCATCCACATAATTTGAGCCTTTGTAATATCAAGAGTAAATCCAGAAGGACCTGTTCCATTAAGTTTATCCCCATTCCATGCTGATAAGGGAACAATTGTTTCGGAAGACGGGGAACCATTAACTAATGTTCTCTCAACAAAGCTCATTACACCGTCATCTAATTGGAAATATATACCATTGTCTTTACCAAAATAACCAACTCTCTGTCTCAGATTATTAGCTGACTGGGCCATAACAAACGTATTCAGAGCTAATAAACTTTTACCTGGCTGATAGGAAAATACTTTCGTTGTTTCTCTAATAACAGAAGAACCAGATAATGCACTCACTGTTAAATCAATTAACCCTTGATTTTGATTAAATGCGTAAGTTCCACCTACAGCAGTTAACGATGACCAGAGATTATTATCTCTATAACGATGCGAAGAATCAAAAAGAGTCAGAGGAGTTGAAACTCTTAAACGACCAAAGGCATCAAGCTGGGTTGGTTCAGGGGTTGTAATACTAGTTACTGTATTTGTAACATTAACATTTAAAGAAGAAGTAGGTGCATAAATTGATGCAAAATTATTTCCTCCTTTATCCCCTATAGAAATATCATCAAGATTAGATTCTAAATCCTGAGTTTGAACTAAAAGGGCATTGTTAGTACCGGCTTGGACAACATCAGCTAAAGCACCACTATTACCATCTTGAATCTTAACACTACCAATATTAAGGTTAGAGGCACTTAATGTTATTTGTAGATCACTGAAATTAGTAATATAACCTGCACGTGCATATATCGGTCTACTCTGATCATTTTTAATAGGTATCCAAGAGTAGGTTTCAGCCATACCTAAGTTATAGGTAGGTGTCCCGTTACCACCCGTTAAAACTGGTGTTAAAACCGCCATAGATTAGAAATTACAAATAGGTATAAACCCTAATAAGGTACCGTTAGCATCATATATTGGAAACTTACTAACTGTTGTAAGTGTGCTTAGTAAAGTTGTTTGTGTTGTTGTGTTGTTTAACTGTAGAGCACTTACTGAAGCAAATCCCGTAGAACTAATAACACCACTAACAGTTAGTAATTGATTAGGGGTAGTTGTACCAATACCGACATTACCATTTAAACCATATGAAACAACAATATTATTTGTAGCGGACCCTTGTTGAGTACTTGTATTTAATGTATTATTAATTTCGTCGTAAGTAATATTAAAACCTGTTAAAGAATCTGTTATTGAACCTACAGTACCGTCACCAGCTTCACCAATGAAAAAGTTAGGATTAACACCGTCATTAAACGGTGTATGAACAAGATTAATAAATCTAGCTGATAAACTAGCTGTAGATAAGCTTGTATTAAGACTTGTTAATGGTGATAAACTCGTTAACAAAACATCTAAAGCACTAAAATTATTATTAATAGTAGTTCTAGAATCTCCAATACAATCGGTTCCGTTTATTGTTGTTGTAAAATTAAGTGCCATATGCTAATTAGTATTTAACGCATTATTTGTACAATACCAGGTACTCTAACAATTTCTGCGGTGGTATCTACTCCTAGTTGCTGATAATTTACTGCGTCCCAGCCCCACCCAATAACTGTACCTGTACTTAGTAAACATAATATACTACTTGTCGGTCTCCCTCCAATAGTAAGCCCATTGTTTGTAGAGCGTAATAATGTGGGTGTGCCAAGGGCAGGGTTAAATAGTACGCGTTGAAAGGTATTGTAGTAGGTCGTAGTGGTAGGGTTACCGCAGCATCCGTTACCGTTATAGCCAGCTGCCCAGAGTCTTCCGGCGGTATCTAACACAATAGTTGTTTTAAGTTCATTGTTACCTGCTACAACAACTTGTGAGACTTTAGCGCGGTCTGCTAACCAAGGCCAGTTAGGATTAGATGTAGGTGTTGTTATTGTAGCTGTTATATTACCTAAGCCTAATTGTCCTTGGTTGTTGCTACCCCAGCCTTTAAGGCGATATGCTGTACCATCTTTTATGAGAGCCCATACAGTAGTGAATCCACTATCAGCGTGTACTGCAACATCATGCACTATTTCATTAGTTGTAAATCCCTGAGTACGTATAAAAGATGTTTGATTTGATGTAACAGCTGTTCCTGTTACTTGACTTTTATTATTAAATCCTGCTGCATATAATTCACCGGTTTGTAGTGTTACCCAGACAGTGTTATTATCTACTTCTCCTCCGGCGCGGATATTATTGACTTGATAATTATTTGGTAATCCGACTACCAGTTGATAAGATGTAAGATCAGTTGTAGTTCCAACACCTGCAGATCCATCAGCATTTCTACCGACAACGAAAAGTTTATTATTGTTATCTACAATATATGTAGTTGTGTAAGTATTATTACCTGCTGCTGTTATATACTTACCGGTATTAGTAAATGTATTTGCTAATCGAGGAATACCAAGATCTCCTGATCCACCGGTCACCGAACCTATACCTGCTTGACCTCTAGAATTATCTCCCCAAACGTACACTCTACCAGATTGAGTAAGAGCAGAAATTGTCAAATTTGTATTTACAGCACCACTTCCAGGTGCAAGATGAATAATAGGATCAGCAGGTGTTGTACTAGTATCACCTGTCACGTTTATAAATGTATATGCTAATTTACTTGCAGTGTCTCCTTGACCTATCTGCTGTTGTCCGTTAAAACCTGCCCCAAACACCCGACCCTTGGTTGTAAGTATAAAAACAGTATTACAAAGTGAATAGATCTTACTAACGTTTTCACCAACTGGTAAAGGGGGATTAAACGCCGCTACACGAGGAACGTTTACTACTGTTGTTTTTCCAACACCTAGCTCTCCTTGGGTATTTCTACCTACTACACGTAAAGAACCATCTTGTAAGATAAAAAAGTTATTATTGCCTCCACCAACATTAACCCCCTGTTCCTCTAAACCTATAACTCTTGTATTATTATCAGTAAGTTGTAATCTTGAATATAGAATATCTATATCAGTTGTATTATTATTGACACCGACATTAAGATTATTAAAGTTGTCATTAATGGTTTGTCTAGAATCACCTATACACTCGGTATCAAGGATTGTTTTAATAGATGGCATTGTAAATTATTTATGCCTGAGGTATGTAGAAACAACTAAAAAAGAAAGCCTTTCAAGTTAATGAAAGGCTTTCCTAATTTATTAATGTGTTATATTTTAGATATACTCTAATTGACGAAGACGGACTTGATGTGGTCCCCAAGCTTCAAAACCATTAGCTGATAATGTTAATGTTGTATTTGTACCAGAAAGTAATGTTGTTGCAAACGATGTTCTATCATTTACTATGATATATGCTACTGTTCTGTGGTAAGCATTATCAAAAATAATCCTACCGTTACCTGAGGACAGACCTGTACCGGCAGTATTAGTAAATGAACCTGTAGTAAATGCTGTTGTTGTTAACGCGATTGGAGCGTTATTATAAACTACTTCAATTCTACCTGATGCAGCGTTTGTTGCTGAAAGAAAGTTAACTCCGGTAACAAAACCGGTAGCAGGTAAACCTGGGGTTTGGGAGGGTAATGCAGGGTGACTTCTGTTTTTGTATGTTGTTGCCATATGTATATTATTTATACAATAATGCATTTTTTTTCTAATATATAAATAGGAAACCCCGGATTTCTCCGGGGTTTCTTTACGTTGAGTATTTAGGTTACCTGTATTAGAGGTAGACAGCAACTGATCCAGGTGTGAACTGCTGACCAAGTCCGGTGCAAAGTATTAAGTGATAATACAGATTAGCTCCGAAGATGTGATCTACAACGCCGTAACGGGTTAAGAGACCAACGCGTGGTGAGAAGTCATTTGGACCAATGGTACGCTGAACCATAACAGGGATATACGGACAGTAGACAATACCGGTGTCGTAGTACTCAGGTCCCTTATACCCTAAGAGGGCATAATCGATTGGGGCTGTACGAGTGGTACTGTACCTGGAGCTAGCTGGATTGTATCCAGTGTTGACTTCAGCTTCTGTACGTGTATCACGATAGATCTGGAAACGACCACCAACAGAACCAACCTTAGCAATGCCAACGGGTGTAGTATTTACATTACCGGTGACAGGCTGCCAGGTGAAGTTCGGGAGGGTCTCAAGAATGGCACAGATACGAGGTGTAGCAATAATGAAATTAGCTGCACCACGACGATTACGGATAGCAACGCGATTAGCTTCAACTACAACTCTGTTGTAGAAGTCACGAGCGCGCTCTCCACTCCAACGGCCATCAGCCGAAAGAGCCGACCATACAGAATATCCGGTTGTAGATCCAGCGTTTAAGCAGGTCTGAATCATACGCATGATCATCTCACGGTCAATTTCAGCCTGAATTTCGTAGGACATAGCATTTGTTAATTCTGCATCGATGTCGATACCATTCATGTTCTTAAGATCCTGTTCGAGTTCAACAGACCACTTAGCGGCGAGACGGCGTGTGCCAGCCTCGACAGCAGTCTTTTCAAACGAAACTGTCATCTGAGGGATGTTTGAGCTAAGCTCGAACTGGCTCAGAAGAGCAGCAACGCCAGCGTCTTCTGGGAGGTTGTCCCAGACACCAGCTAAGCCTGTGAGGGCGTTAGTAGCGGTAGCAGTTGTACCTGTGAAGGCGGTATTCAGGTAGTTATACCCGATTTCCTTACCGTCAGAGGTAGCTGTTGTACCGGCAGTAGGTCCTGCAGCGGCATTGCCGTCGCCGGCAACGGTTCCACCGTAACCGAGAGCTGTGCTCTCGTACTTGTAACGCATAGCGAAGGCAAGTCCAACCGGGCCTGTCATGGGCTGTACACCGACGATCTCATTTGTAATGAGTTCAGGGAATGTACGGCGGATCATGGGGATCAGGACCTTAGGAAGACGAGCATCACCCTTGGCGTAAGTATCACCACTGAACTGGTTAGGAGTATTGGCATTTGTGGTACCGAATACGCCACCAGACTGGGCGGAGTTACTAGCTTCGAAGCACCACTTCTCCTGGTTTTCCAAGAGGATGGCGGTGTTCAGACGTGTGTTTTCGTTAGAAATAGCCGAGACCTTGTCGGAAGAGTAATCCAATACTGGGCTCCACTTTTCGACGAGGGATTCGGCTGTGTTTTTGTTGATATGAAAAAGTTCCATAGTTATTTTTTCTCCTTATTTTAAAGAATTTCGACCTTTTGAGTATGAAGGGAAAGTGTAAACTTAGTGCTTTAAGCGAAGCTTAGAGCCGTCTACTTTCTTCATCTCATTCAGATATCCGCCTACACCCGATTCTACGATCGGGGCCGGTGAAGAAATTTCCTCCTCAAGAACTTCTGTTTCGGGGCGATCAACGGCCTCAACGATACGTTGGGTTACGCCTTCCTTAGCAGAATCTTCTTGTTCGGAGATTTCTTTCTCGAACATCTCAACTACGTACTGATAGTTCTCTTGAATATACTCAGGGCTCTTGCCCTTGAGTAACTTACTGACGAAGGACTTAGCCGCAACGGGCATATCCTTTGTCTTTGACTCAAGCAATAGAGCGGACTCAGAACGATTTAACTTGTGGTTAAGTTCTGTGTTAGACTCTAATGCTTCGTTCAATTCCTTTCTGAGGGAATCAATTGTTCTTTTGCCATCAACGAGGGCCTCCTTAACCTCGTTATCGATGAAACTCTCATCGATAGCAACAAGCTGGCGAATCTGCTCAAGTGTCTTACGAGCGCGGATATTTTCCACAGCTTCGTTTACCTGCTCAGTCGGCATTGTCTTTTCCATGTAAAGGTCGAGATAGTTTGATACTTCATCGACAAGGCGTCCACGGAAGGACTCAGCTTCTTCATTTAAAACGGTTTCGTAATGTTTAATTACTTGCTTAAGCTTTAAGGTATGTTCTTCATCAATCTTAGTAAGAACCTTTCTAAGCTTCTGGGCATGATCAAAATCAATTGTCTCAACAAGCTTCTTGAGCTTGGAGGTATGGTCGGCATCAATAGCCTCAACGAGCCTCTGAAGCTTTTCAGAATGATCTTCATCAATCTTAGTTGCAGCTGCTTCAACTTGAAGTTCAGCTTTCTTTTCTGCCTTTTCATTTACAGCCTGTTCAAAGGCTTCGTGAACGGCTGTGAGTGTATCTTCTGTGATGAGATCTTTAAATTGCTCTTGAAGGATTTTCTTGAAGTCCATATTGTATATTTATTTATTCTATTTAGTCTACTTTTCCTGATTAATATAGGTTCTTACCTTATTTTTTATCTTTTCAGCAACTACATTCTGTAATGCAATTTTAGCCTGGGAGTAGTCCTTATTTGCAATTTGAGCTATAAAATTCTGTGTGGCCTTCTTTACGTTGTCCATATTGTTATAATTAAGCAGACTTAAGCATCTTGATGAAAGACATCAACGATTCTTTTAAGAAAGCATCTGTACCGTGTTTAGGTAAGTTGCGAAGATTTTTTTCTAATTCGTTATAAGCCTTAATAGCAGCTTCAACAATTGTACCGTCTGGCCTAATCATCCACTCTTTTGACTCCATAACAGATTCAAGCATTGCTGTTTGTACTGATGGTTGATGAACAACGTCTAAACAAATAAGATGAAAGTTAGATACGTGTTTGGCATTAGATGTTTCATTAACGTTGCCAAGGGCACGGGAGCTAATACCCATTTTAATATTATCCTGAATGAGAGACTTAAGAAGAAGCCCCATAGGTGTATTTAAAACTTGGGACTTACCATAAAAGTAATTTCCCTTCTGTGTTAATTCGGTAACTAAATGACAAGCATTAACAGGATTAACTTCTGTAGATTGAGGATGATTCATTTCACCGATAGCACGACGTGACTTGACCATATCAACGGTATAACGGTTAACTTCTTTAACCATTTCGTCTAACTTGTATATACGTCCGTTTTGATTCTTTTCTTCAGCCATTAAGAATGGCCCGGTGATAAAGAGTTTTTGTTCGCCCTGACGGTTCTTTTCTTCAATTAAGAAGTCAATGTCGTCATGGATATCTTCGACTAGAAATTTGAGTCCCATATATGTTACAATTATTTATACAGTCTAGTTACGTTTTCTCGGTTAAAATCAATAAATACTGTACTTATGTTTATTATACTGTTAAGTTTATCATCATTATTAGTTGCAGGTAGTGCTGCTTTTTTCTCAGTATTAGGTATAGCTTCTTTATTTTCAGGGTGTTATTATCAAGTAATGATTATGGCTGGAGCACTAGAGTTTGCTAAACTCGTTGCCACTTCTTACCTTTATCGCTACTGGAACAAGACAAACATATTTCTTAGGACCTATCTTCTTCTAGCAGTAGGTACCTTAATGATTATTACATCTGCTGGTATATTCGGCTATCTTTCTTCAGCTTATCAAGTAAATGCTGCTAAAAATACACTAGATGATAATAAAATAGCTCTAATAGAAAATCAAAAACAGTCAGTTAACGAAGAAATTATTAGTATTCAAAATCGTATTGAAACGTTAAATGTAGCTAGAAAGTCACAAGAAAAAAGATTACCTGATTTATCATCAAAAGCGGCTAAACCGATTTATGATGACATAAAAAAGTCTAGTGATGAAATTACAAACCTAACAGGTAGACTTCAAACATTGCAGACTACTAAGTTTGAAAAAGATAATGAAATTATAGCTCTTAAAACAGACACTAGTAAAGCAAATGATATTGGTACATTTAAGTTTGTTGCTAAATCATTTAATATGCCTTTAGATACAGTTGTAAAATGGTTTATTCTTATTCTAGTGTCGGTATTTGACCCGTTATCAGTTAGCTTAGTATTGGCACTTAATATTGCTTTAACTGGTAGTATGTTAAAAGAAACTAAAGTACCTAAGAAAAAAGAAGAGCCTTTACCTGATAATATTATTGTAGGTACAGGGTATTATAACCCTAACAATCATTTATAAACCTAAATGCTTTTCGGTTATGATTGTAAACTCGTAACCCTTCTTCTTGCTCCATTCTGTGGCTGCTTGCCATTTAGCTCTATTCTTTACATACTCAGCTTGCTTACGCATTAACGATTTTGTGTTTCTTGTTGCTTTAGGTGGCAGGGTTTGAATAGACGGTTTAATCTCTATAAGATATTTTTTAATAGTACCATCTTTAGATTTAATAGTAATATTATTATCCACAAAGTATCTAGATACTCTCCCTGTTAACGGGTTAGGGTAAGGAATAATAATAGATTCTGATCCCCAAGAGACTATTGCAGGGTTATGATCTGCCCATCTCATAAACCGTAATTCGTAAGATGATCTGTATATGATAGGTAGGGAGCCTTTATACTTGTCCGGGTTACTAGGCTTGAAGAGACCTTGTTTAAATCTAACTGTACGTCTTCTGTTCACTTACCAATTTTTACAACTTAGATAACGAGCTGTACCGGGCTTAGCTGTTGAACATTTATGACGTGCTCTAAAACTCTTTCTACGTTTAGAGTTAGATTTTTTAATTCTTAAATTGGGGTCACCGTAATGTACACGCTTTAATTTACCATCAACACGAACGCATTTCATGTATTTTTTATCTTTACGAGTAGATGACATCTGACCCGTTACCTTTGTACAACGACCACCTTTTTCCTCAAGCAACTCTTCTACTATTAATTCAAAGTTCATATTATCCTATAAACCACATAGGTGGTGTAACGTCCTCGTTTTGTTGTTTTAATTCTTGCTCTAAAGCATCTCTTTCTGTTATACCCTGTTGCATAAAATCATTTGCATTAACTGTGCCCCCGGCAAAAAGACCTGTACCTGAGAACTTACCTCTAACGTTTGCAACAGTAATTTTAGATAAAGCTAAAACATATCTAAAGATCCAACGTTCGTTAATAATGTCTTTAATCGGTCTTTCTAAGTAACAACCTACAACACCTAAGTAACTATTTTGTAATATAGGTTCAGGTACGATTCTAAGAAGCTGTGTCTTAGGATCAAAACGGTAATGAGGGGTTTGTGCTAATACTTTATTTCTTAAATCGATAAATTCTTTTAATACTTCCCAGGTAGTAAGATCAAAGCCGAAATTACCAATCATGTATGACGAGTAAATTTGTTGAGCCATAGCCTGCTCTAAAGTAAAGAGAGTATTAATACCAGTTGACTCACCGTAGTTAAAAACAAAGCAATCTAAAACACGTCTATAAGATTCTAAATCAAAATCGTACCCTGCAGATAAACTAGCAGATGTAGTTGCTGACATCGGGTTATTAAGTGTTGTAGATGTCATTTCTGGTGTTCTGTTAATAAGTGTAGCAACATCTAAACCTACACCTGGTACATATTTCCTAGAATCGAAAACAAGATACTCTTCTGTATAACCGGCATACTTAGTAAAGTATTCCATAGCTATCGCTATATTATCATAAATTTGTTCATTAGCTATTTCTACTTCAACTAACGGTTCACCTAGTTGACGACGCACTCTTAAAGCTAAAGCATCGTAACTTGCAATCTTATGATTAAGATTAGTAGATCCTTGAGTGTATCTTGGGAGTACGTTCATATATAGTTATTTAATCTTTTTATAAACCGTAATACCCGTACGGGCTACCTTGTTCATTGGCTTGATCCTGATCAAATATATGATGACCTTCTGTATTAGCATTATCTGGATAAGGCTGTACAAGATCCGGGGTACTAGTCCCTCCAGGTAATAAGCCGTAATCACCACCATCACTAGGTTGGGTGTTAGCCAATTCGCGTGGTGCACCAGGTTCTTTTGAACCTTCCCAACGTCTGCACTTTATAACCCAAATATAATGACCCATAAGAGGGTTAGCACGCATAGGTAGATTCTGATCGTCACGTTCGGTTACTTCATATATTGGAGCTCCTCTTCCTCCTGGTCTGTCACCAAAGCCTCCATACTCTTGTAGCTCGATAAGATCGCCAGCTTTAGGTTCTTTATTAGGCCCAAATGTGTTATAAAAACCTGATATATGTATTACAGCTGTCATATCACAATCAGCCATAATGCCAAACTTAGAAAGCATTATAGCGTCATTAGTAATATCTGTTAACATTACTACAGGGCCTGTTTCAATAAAAGTAGCAGTTGGATCTTCCCCGTAAAGAAAATTTTGCGTACTTAACTGATACCCGTTAGTGTAATAGTTTACCTGAACACCGTAGTGCTGAATCTGCTCATACCACCATCTACTGAAGTTTAAACGCTCTTGCGTTGTAACGTTCTTATTAAGGTAACGTACTGTTTCCATACTTTTAAACTTTACCTAATTTTTTAATACCCTTTAAAAGGCTAGCTTTCTTATATGTATTTTTTTTATACTTAGCGGGGTCTGCTAAAGTACTTAAATCGTGTTTTGCTTCTCCTATATAGTTAGGCTTTTTAAGCCATTTTTCATAAAACGGATGATAGATACTCTCATAAGCATTCATATCAAACTCTCTTATTGTCGGTATATAGTGAAGAGGGTGTGTAGTGCCTGGAGCTCTTCTATCATTAATAGAGCTAATTACTTGTAGAATTCTTTCTTTTAATATATCATCTAAATTAGCAGTATTCAATCTAACAATAGCAGTTATAGGGCAAAACTTTGAACTACCTGATTTTAAAATCGGCCCAACAACTATATAATCATTTACTCTTGTTTTTACAGATTCATTTTCTGCAGAATTAATAGCATCAATATCTTGAATAATTTGTAATTTAACCTCTGGTAGCATCTTAGGATCACCACCTTCCATCTCTGTATAAAATACTCTAGGGTCAAGAGCGTTAGGAGGTATAGTGTTAGTATGATACTTTAAATACCCATCTTTAAACTCTTTTTCAAACAGATTCATAATAGTACTTATGCTAAACCAGTAAACAGAAATAGCCCCATATAGGGGCTATCTGTGATTTTATTAAAGTTTATTTCTTACTTGAAGAAATCGCCAACTTTGATGTTTGAAGTCTTAGGATTGAACTTCTTTGTATTCTGCAAGCCTTTATCGGTAGCAGGAAGTTCCTTTGTTTCAGGGGCAACTTTAATTGTACCATTAACAGCCTTACCGGTTGTGGTCTTAACACCACCGACATTATACTTACCCTTAGGGCCTGTTAATCCTTTTTCGAGCTTCTTAGCATCGACTAAGGCATGTCCTTCTTCTTCAGCTTCATCTGTTGCGAGAGACTCTTCAAAAGGCTCCTCCTCGCCCATTTCCTCTTCAGCTTCCATATCACTGCCTTCTTCTTCTTCTTCGTGCTCGGCGAGCTTATCGAGAATAGAATTTAAGCTATCGATAACTGACTTGATATCAGAAACGAGATCACCAGCTTCATCTTCTTGAGCACCGAGTTCTTCGCCCATATCTTCATCAGATGTAGGAATTTCATCGGCGTGATCTTCAATTTCCTGTTCAGCAGCTTCAACAGCACCGAACTCTTCATTGAGGGTGGACTTGAAAAGCTTTTCAAAAGCTCCTTCGTATTTGTTTGTTGTATTTTCCATTTTTAAACTTTTTCCTTTCTTTTTCTTTGAAGCAGAATACTTAGCGTTTTCTGCTGGTGTTTTTAACTTGCTAGTCTTAGCAACTCTATCTGTACCGCGACCCTTTGCAAGAGGTTCAACATCGATGTCTTGATCGGGAAGAGGGTCAAACTTAAGGTTCTTTTTACCAGCAAGAGAGCTTTTATCATGTTTCTTTGCTTCGTTAAGAAGAACTTCGGAGTACATATCAGAGAGAGGGTTATTCATATTGTAATTATATTTATTCTATTTTGTCGTTTTTTCTGATATAAATTACCATTTTATACATCCTAAAAGGGCAATATTATTCGGGCGTGTTTCAGTGTCACCGCTTGCAACTATACGAAAAATGCGATCGTTACTGTTTACACCGGCTTGATAACCGGAGGCATCAGAAGGTGCAGATGGGGAAATATCACCTCTTGAAAAGCCTATCCATTGAGGACCTTCAGAAATTTGATTGTTAATATTGTGAGTGTGAGATTTATAAGCATCAGCCTGGGTCTGGCCAAAAGAACGAGATGCATCTAAACCTGTGTTACTATTATTCCAGCCACGTATAAACTGACCTCTTAAGTCAGGTGTCTTACCTTTAGCACCGTATGTTGTACCTAATAGATTATATAGTACAGGATATAAAGAACTACTTACAATTGTTCCATCACAAACAAGCCAGCCTGTTGGTGGGGTTTGAGCTACGTAGAAAGCTATTGTACCTGTTGGTATTCCTTGTATATTAGTTATTTGTTTTTGTAAAAACAAGATATTTTGATACAAGGTATCGTAATTATTATTAATTGTAGTTAAAGAATTACCTATAAAATCTGTTGAAGGTATTTTTACAGGACTAGAAATTGATGTAACTGATTCGTCTGTATAAAGGTCTGCCATGGTATAATTTATTTATTAGTTATTTCTAGTTATTACAGTCCGGATCGTAGTATTTTACAAATGTATAGAAGTTATCCCAGAGATAACCTAGTATACGGTTAATAACAGTTGATGTTACAATTTCGTTTTGACCGATAATCATTTTACTTTTATCGTGTAAAGGTGCACTATATGACAAGCAGTTACCTGAAGAGTAGTAAAGTGTATTTCTAAAATATTCAATATTGTCCCAGAGGCGTTGGAATGATTTTGTATATACCCAATTTTGTACATATTCCTCTTTATGAATTAATAAATCATTTAACGGCCAGTAATATGAGGGTAAACTTCCTTTACGAGGTATTAACTGCATAAGGTCTGGAAACTTTAAAATGATATTATCAGACGTTACAAGTAAGTTACGGAACTCATCTTGATACAGACCTTTAATATTTGTTACCTCAGGTATTGATTTAATAATATATCCTGCAAATACACCTGTTCTAAAAAACTTAACTACTTGAGAATCAAAAGCTATATAGATTATTTCTCTATTATATGATGTATTAATACGTCTAGGTACTGTAGAAGTAATATATTCACTATAACTGTAAGTTCTTTGATATACACCGGAATAACTGTAAACTAAAATACCGTTAGCTGTTAGTACATGTACGTTTTGTTGACTATCGACAGCAAGGGACACAGGCGGGTTACTAATTAAATTACTATCATAGATTGTTTGAATCCAAGTACCTGTATCTGAATATTGCTTAATTGCTTTGTTACCTGTATCACAAATCCAAACATTATTAAGCTGATCAATATGTATGTCATTAGGAGTATTAAATTTAGATTTTGTAGTAGCTAAACCAAATCCTCCCCAGCTGTTAAATAGATTCCAATTATTATTTTCATCAATAGTAAAGGTGTAGATTTGAGCAAAATTACTATCAAGTACAAATATTTTATTATTACTATCTAAACAAATATTTGATATGGAAGAAAATGTTTTAATACCGTCTACAGTACTTTTAGTGTTGTAGACGGTAGCTACGTAATCTGATGATAGTAAATTAATTTGAGTAGGAAGAGTAACGTATAAGTTATTATCTTTTGAAACAATACCTGTATATATACACTTTTTATTAAAAGTGTTTCCGTTACTAACAATCTGATAATTTTGATCTAAACCCGGTATATTAACATTCCAGGTACCTTGGTCACAAACAGTGTAAGGTGCATTATTTACCGCTGTTAAAGTATTAGTTATATTTGTATATTGATATGTTTGTTGTTCCCAGGTACCGCAACTAACATATACACCATCTACGTTAGCATCTTCCCAAATAACAGTACTAGAAGGATTAATAGACGTATTAACACTTTCCCATGTCCAGGTAGGGCATACAAATGTAGAAGTAGAATAATTTACCGGGCTTAGATATCCAAAGTATTCTGAGTAAGTGCCTGGATACGACTTACTAATTAAATCTAGATAGTGTAAATTATCGTATATTTTACTGATACAAGAATTAATATTATCGCTAACAACCCAATCGTTTGATCCTATTTTAGGTTGATCAGGCCAAGGTAAGGTAATTGATGAATTTTGTGTTCTGTAATCTTCTGTAACAATAGTATCGTATTGAGGCACAATTTGTACAATACTCGGAAAAATTGTTTTTATGACAGGTTGATTAGGAAGTGTTGTATGGGATATTAATGTCAAATCTTTATAACCTATAGAGCTATTATTAACAGTAAATGTTTGATTAAATGAATCTCCTGTTAGATAAAAATAATCTGTGTTATCAAAATTAGCACTGATAGCAGTTACTGCGGATGATTTTGTTGTTAAATTTTGGAAAATTATATTAGAACCGGTTAGTACGTAGCGATTAGAGGTATATATTTTTGGATAAGGTAACCCGATAGAGGTAAGAGATTGTAAGTATGTTATATGTATACCTCTAGGTAACCAATCCATTAATACACCTGGGTTACCTACAACTCCGGGAACTTGTGCTAGTACACAAAGCTGAGCTTGTAGGGTAATATTTGTATCTTGATACTTGTTAGCTGTTCCCCCGGTATTTGTTAGTATACTATCGTCTGCTGATAGTTGAAGTGTGTATTCAAACGTATTGGTAGCATTATTAATAACAGGTATAGCCGGGTATGTCCATTTGTTATTAGTTAGAGACCAGAGAATACCTCCTGATTGCGATAACTGTACAGGGTAAGGAGTACCGGTTAGTGCTGTTGTACCTTCATTAGCCCAAGTCTTAGCAAATAATCCGGATGTACCTAAAATTATTGTTGATAGAGAACTTGAATTACAAGTTGATAAGCATTGAGTCATTGCCCAGGAGGTGGGAGCTGTTGTCCAATTTGTTATTGGGTACGGTAAGTTATTTGCATTACCGTTTGATACACTCGATAAAGCTGCCCAGGTCCATATTAGTTGATATTTGTCAAGACATGTATTACCGAATGTACCGGATGTGTTAGTAAAAGTAGAGCGATAAAGAACAGGTGAACCGTTTGGTGGTAAATATATTTGTGAGGCTGTACCTGGGTAGAGTATATAGCTAGAAGTATTGTACGTACTTACAATAATAGATTGATGAAAAACATTATTAGTTGCTGAAGCTTCAACTCCTCTTACATCTAATGTTGAAGAGTAGTAAGGGTAAAAGGACGGTGTGCCGTTTACATCGTCGTATTGTATAATAGGTGGGTTAGTAGATAGAGTAAAATATGTACTATCCCCGACTTGTAAGCTAATGGGTAAGATAAAATCTAAAGCAGGTGAAGTGGATAATACTGCTGTTACCTGGGCACTTGAAGTAGTAAGTGTGCCGTTATTAACGGCTGTAAGACTAAACGTATTAAAAGTTATTGAACTTAAGTAAGTAGAGTTGCTTATGGACCAATTATATTGCTTAATATTTGTATCTCTATTAGCTGTTAAAGTTATATTAGCAGTATGTCCTTCTCCTAAGAAAGAAAGCTCGGCAGATACAGCTGGTGTACTCGAAAGTACATTATTATAATTTGAACTATTGACAGGGTATATTAAGCCGTCTGCAAATACGGTATCTGTATACCCTATAAACCCTGCTGATAAAAAGTATGGTACAAATCTAGCTGATATTGATTGCTGAAAGGTATGAGGGGAATACCACGGTGAATAACTATTAATTCCTGATAGAGCTGAAACTGTAATACCGAAACTTGAAACACAAGGTGTATTACGTGTTAAATTTAACGGTGCATTAAAACTGTTTATATCAGTAGTAGTATTGTTTAATGTAGCACTGACACTAAAGATCGTTGATGAAGCAGATAAATTACCTAAAGTAGGTGAATTAAATGCAACTTGAGCGTTAAAAGGTGTTGTAGATGTTAAACGGTAAAAATAAGATGAGTTAAGTGTATTTTCAAAATTAACAGATGCGTTTAATTTAATATCAGGAAAGGTATCAAAGGTTTGAGTGTATGTTGCTGGGTTACTGTAACTAACATTACTAACAAAAGTACAATTAACTGGTAAGGAGCAAAGTGTATAGCTTGAAGTTGCATCATCGTATGTTGACGAATTAAACGCTAGATATATTGTGTTTATACTTGAAAGAGGGGCTGTTGCACCAGATAAAAATGATATATTAGTTGCCGTATTAGATATAACAGTTGTCGGGTAAATATTTGCTGAACCCAAGTTTATTGACGAATAGGCAGTAACAAAAGTAGGAAATGACCAGGAAATAAAATCAGTTTTATTTGTTGCAAAACCTGTACCTGACCCAGCTGATGTATACGTATATAAAGTAGCTGTTAAATAACGTGTAAAAGAAGCGTTATTAAACCCTGCAGGATATATATACGTAGCGGAGAGTGACATCTTAATATTTAGTACATTAATCTAACCATTCAACATTAAGAAGTTCAGTGTATGCAGGTTTAAGTGTTTGTATTGACTGTATAATATTATTTTCTATTTGTAAGCGTGTATCAGGATCGGTGATTTGAGTACCGCTAATTTTAATATTAAAGAAATTACTTTTTGAACCTGGTACTCTATGTTTAAAAAATCTATCTATAGTTTCAATATATTGAAGCGGTGTCGTTTGTACGTTCCATACTATATCACTGGCTATTGTTTTTTCTCTTATAAAATATTTTATGAAGGCAGGATCTATAGCGTAATCATATATTTTTATTGAATCGATAGCACCGTTCCATATAACGGAAATAGAATTTATCTCTTTGTTAAGATTATCACTTTTACCATTAGGTGTGCCTACATATAGATTATTTCTAAAATCGTAATTCAATAAAAGATTAGAAGGTATGGTTAAAGTACCTCTTTTTAAATCGTTAATAAAAAGAGATAAGGTATTATTTTTATATGTAGCCGTAATAAGATGCCACATATTATTAGTTAGGTATTGTACTGGTACCGATAATGTATATGTGTAATACAAAGTATTGAAGGGGGAAGGAGTTCTAGTTGCTATTTTAAATTGCATTTGGGAATTATTTCTGTAAAGAGAATTATTAAAAATTCTTCTCCACTCATACCCTGTAAAATCTCCTTTACATGTAAAGGTTAAGTTATTGTTGTTTTGTGTGGATGTTAACGGATCTAGTAAAAATAATGTATTAGGTAAATTAGTTATTTTTAATACATTACCGTTTAAATCAGCTTCATACAATATTTTATCGATATTACTATATAATAGAGCGTACCAAGCAAAAGAATTTGTTAGTCGATCGTACGTGTTTATAAAACTAATGTTTTTAAAATTTGTCGAATCGTTAGGTTGAGTAGTACCAATACTGATGTTTGTTGTAGTTAATGTATCTAAATTTAGTTTAATAATATCAGACGAATAATTTACTATCCATAAATTATTATAAGGGTCAATAGCTAATCTTGCTGTTGTAGTAACGGGTAGATCTAAATAGAGAGCTTTATCTTCTCCGGGTAATGTACGGTATAAATCTCCGCTAGCCTCTATAGTCCATAGAGTATTATCTTTATCGTAAATTGCAGCCAAGCAATTTTGTATTGTTTGTATATTACCGTTTGCGTCAAAAATAACTTCACTAAATGGTGTATAGGTAGTTGACGACGATGTCTGATATGTTAAACTCTGATCAAATATATACGTACCTGACGTTGTAACAACTATGGTATTGTTATTACCGTCTATAGCAAGTTGTTTAGCTGTACCTGGTAAATAAAATATATCTCCTGTAGAATATTTTGAATATGTTGTAGCACTACCTTGGTGATCGTATTTAGATAATAGAGAATTATTTGAATCTAAAACTATAACTTCAGAGTTAGAATTAATACTTGTGTAAACAGGTGTAGAAATTTGTATTAAACTAGCTCCTAAATTTTGATCATAATAGTTATTATTGTCTTGATTAAAATATAACAAATGACCGTATGTGCTTTCCGGTACAACGTAAAAGGGATTATAATTTAAATTGTTATACATAACGCTGTATCCGCCTTTATTAAGATTGCCTACTAACTGGGTACTAGTAGCATTGCCCCAATCTTTATTATATACCCAAAAGGATAAAGTAAATTCATCAGGTAGAGAATAGGTCTCATTATAAATAACTTTAGCGTCGATAAAATCAGTATTATCAAATGTTAGTATGCTTCTATCTGTATAACCTGGGTCATACGGTACAGATATCCAATTAGGTTTAAAATTGTCTATTACAACGCTATTATTATAAATAGAACTATCTACTGTATTTTCATTCCAATTGTCTATATTCAGTTTTAATCTATCATTATTATTACCTGCAAATGTTTTTACAATATCTGTAGCAGATTTTTCACCGTTATGATAATACTGATACAGTACACCTGGCTCTAATGTTAATTGAGATACTACATCAATATATATCGGGTTATTACTGCTGTACTCAGTAACAGTAGATACACCTTGTTGTAGGGCGTCGGTATAGTTTATAAAACCTGGGTTATAATAACGATCATACCATACAGGGGGTGTATTATCACTATCGCTTTCTTTGTATAGCCATGAACATAACCATGTACCGTCCTGAATTAAGGATTTACCCCACGGGGTAGTGTTTTCATACCCTCCTTGTTTTTTGAAAATTCTATCTGATAAAGCTGGAATGATACCTGGTACCGCTCCATCCCCTACTAAGGTTGAATCTAAAACAGATTGTACGCTTGCAAAAAACGGAACATGAAAATAGGTTGTATTATCAGCTTTAAAAACAATTTCAATAGTTTTAGCTTCATATCCTAAATGAAGCTTTTCATAACCACCGGTTTGATTAGTACCTGTAAAAATTTTATAATAGTTTCTTTGTTGTAAGTTCGACATATTAAATAAGTGTTTTATCGTAGGTGTTATCATGCGACGCTGGTCCACCTGTCGGTGTTAAATTCGTCTTTAGATTAGCTATATTAATATTTGCTACTCCGGTTTTAATTGCCGAATCAACAGAAAAATCTATTAAAAAATTAGTAGGGGTATCGTAATCTTTATTTACAGTAACGGTTTTATTTTCTGTTCTTGCTATAGCATCAAAATAATATGTTACCCAATCATTAGTGGGGGTAAAACCTTGTTGCTGAGTAATACTAGTAACAGGTATACAATTAAAAACGTAATCGTTATATATACCATTATTGAGTAATAACCCTGTTGCTCTTAATGTATAATCAAAATTATTAAAAGAGAGGTAACGATGACCTGAATCAGTTAATGTATAAAACGATATTGTATTATTTTGATATACTACATTAAATCTTTGTCTATTAATATCTCTAGTCGGTAGTGTGACATCGCTTAATAAAGCATTATAAGGATACGTTTTACCGACTTGTAAATATTTACCATCAACAAATAGTTCAACTTGGGAGGTACCTGGTATTGGAGAAATATTAAATATTGATGAACCACTACTCAAACTAAGTTCAAAAGTGTTTGTATCGTAAGTGATAAATTGTGTTTCTGAAAATCTAGGCTGTAATAACACAGCTGCAGGTAAATCCCCTATATTAAGCGAATTTAAAGGTGTAAAAATTGCACTTAAATTTACTGTTGAAGTTAGTACGAAACAAGAGCTTTTATTAATAGCTACATCCTGATAGTTAATTAATCCCTGCAGAGTAGCGACCTCATACCCGTTTTTAAAAGCGTTAGTAGTAGTAGCAAGCTTTTCGTTACTATAGTAGTTATATTGTAACTCTATAGGTGAAAGATTTGAAAGAGACTTATAAACAACATTAGCCATTATTGATTATTTAATTATAAAATTAACCAAGGTAGGTACTACCAGGGTTACCTGTATAAAAAACAGTAGAACTTAGAGAGCTTTTTAATGTTGATGGCGGTATATTAGATGTTGGTAATACATTAGAACCTGTTAATTCAGCATTTGTTGTAAAAGACACACTATCATTTATACCAAAAACATACAAATTACCTGAAGTTGTATTTTTTGTCTTTAAAAGATGTGTAACGTTTGGTGTTGATGATAATGTAATAGGGCCTATTGTTAAACAACAAGAATCAGATGTATTAGTATTAGCACTATAACAAGTTAATGACGGGTAAAAAACAGGGTAGGTGCTCTTACTATTACGGTAATAAGTATGAATTATATCGTAGTTACGTACATCATCTGAATCGGATGAAAATACATTTGTCGCTATAAGCTTCGAATTAACGGGTGTTGAATATCTCGATACCGTTATAGTTGGTGTTCCGTCTCCTAGATCCCATACTATTTTATCTATAGGAAAAGACCCTGTTATAGTTGTACGAGGTGTAAGCTGTACAGTTAATTGATTAATAGCAGTTAGAGGTGGAGGTGTAACACAATACATTCCTGCAACAGGCGGTTTTTCTAAAACGGTAATAGAGCAAGTGTTTTGTATAGTTTGTTCCTGAACAAGTAAAACAGTTTTATTATTTGCTATAGATTGAGAGCATATAGTGTTGTTAGGTTCATACTTCCAGAGTTTAGAATACTCTCCTGTACTTTTAGCCTGAGCCCATGTAACAGGGTCACTACTATCGGATTGTAAAAGTCCCCAGCTCCAAGATAAACAATACTTTTGTAAACATTTATCACTTGAGTCCCAGGTTTTTGGATATAAACTAGTACTTTTTAAATCGTCCCATTGTATGAAATTTAAATTAGCATTACCCTTAGGGGTTGCTGTACAGTTAAAGTTGTCCCAATACCAGTTTTCACTATAATCACCTAAACATAATTTTGTAAGATTAACCGGGTTTTGTACGCCCTGTATAGTCGATTGTACATGATTAAGCATCGGGTAATATGTACCTGGCATTACATAGGTATGAGTAACGGAGTCAGTACTTGTTAGTGTAGTAGTATTAGTTGATATATTGTAATAATCATCAAAATTCCAATTATACGCAACTAATGGATCCCCGGTATTTGTTGGGCTTAAATCGGATATAGAATTATTTTGAAATGTTACTTGTAAATTTGGTGCATAGCCTGTTATAGCTGTCGCAGTAGTGGTAACAGGTAGTAAGCTTAATGGTATATCTTGATCCCATATAAAATCAGAATCTACAGTTTGATAGTTTGAAATTTGAAATGAAGTACTAAAGGCCATTGTATTATAATTAACTGCTTGTTACGTTTATTGTAAGTGTGTAATAGGTAGACCCTATATTGTTAGCAACATAAAATGGAGAATAGTAAGTACCTGTTAATGATGGTGTAGTGCCATAAAAATTTCCGTTAAATGCATTAAATGCTCTAGACTCTTTTACAAAATTTATCCAGCTAGGGGTTGAGTAAGCTTCAAATTTATCATTGGGTATATTTGGTACAAACGTATAATCGAAAAAAGTATTCGTACTTAACGTAACTGTAAGTGATTGTGTAATAGCAGGCGGATCAACTATTGTTGATACATCGTCGGCAGTATACACTGTTATGACATCTATAACAGGTATATTAAGATCGTCTATAGTAGTTTCAATTAAGTTATCATTATTATTAATATCTTTACCAAATACTGTTAATAGATATTGAGATGTTAAATCGTTGTATGAAAGTGTCGGTGCGTTAATAGATGAAAGGTTAAGACTGCTTAAGCTATTAATAGTGTTAATATCTGTCTGGGTAAGAGGGAATATTTTACTAATATTGTATGTTTTAATATTATATTGATATAACTCAGGAGTTAAAACGTTGCCTGAGAGCCCGCAAACAGAAAGGGTAACTAAATTTTTATTTGGAAAAAACCATGTATCGCCCATTATTGCATACGTATAGTTTGTTAAATTAACTTTATTAAACTCTCTAACTAAACTACCGGTAACGGGTATAGCTAAAGATAATCCTGTCGCAAAATCTGGTGTACTGGAAATTGTTCCTGTATTATAATCATAATTTAATTTGTTAAAAATGGTGCATCCAGATGTCTCTACATAAAGAATATCGAAGAATGTATCTATTTTGAAAATGTTACCGCTAGTTAAATCATTAACAATATTAGTACCTGTATATATATTAATCACTGACGATAATGATGTAGTAGCAGGGGCAACATACTGAGAATTATTTCGGGTCCAAAGATCTCCTGGTACTTTTTTACGATTTATAGGAGATACATTTTTAATATCTTTATAAAGACCGTACTGATTCCCGAAAATATCGGTTACCCAATTGTCCAGTTGTAAACTATTTTGTTTAAGAACTTGAGCTCCTGTCCACGCACTTACATTATATGTACCTGTAAAAGAATCTGGTTTATTAGCTGTATCAGTCCATTCTTGATCTTGATACCCTCCCCATGGAGTTTGTCTCGAATTTGGCAATATGATTCCTAAGCTATTGCTAGGGGTAGTTTCATACGTGGACTGATACGGTAAGAATTTTTGATGTTTTTTGAATACATCTTTTTTAATATTACCTGCTATAGGGCTTGAAAGTGTTGTTTCTTTTAACCAGGTATTATTTTCAATAGCTATTGTATAAGGTGTATCTTCATCTGTTTTACTAAAACCTCTTATACCTACTGTCTTGTTAACATCTTCGAAGTAATTAGTAAGCGCTGTTGAAGATAAAACAAGAGATGTTGTATAATCCCGATTTGTATATACAGATACACCTAAATTACTCGGTATAAAATAACCTCCACTGTCGCTTGAACTATATAAACCGTCGAAAGCTTGAAGAGTTGCTACAGTGGGATAGAGTTGATTAGATATATTAGCCCAAGGAGCTAAAGCTTTTATAGCAGGGTTTGCAGTTACACTATTATATACTGTTGACGAGTTAACCGGTGTAGCTGTTATATTCCATGTAAAACTGGTAATAGCATTATAAAATATTTGTGACGGTTGATTATTGACAAAATTTTGTAATACAATATTTGAAGGTGTGGTAGTAGGGGTTACCACAAACTGTGTATTAATATTATTAAGTTGAGCGCTTAAATTGGAAACAGATGTTGTGTCAACGTTTAATGTGCACCAGGTGTTACTATTTACATATGTGGCAAGACTTATAGGTTGTTTCCATGTGAAGTCTAAACTACTTTTATTAAGATACTCGACGTAAATTCCTGATTTTAACTGTATAGGGGAAATTTCAGGCTGGGTAATAATATTATATTTGTCAAGTAAGCGTAAAGGTGTTCCCCAGGATTCAATACCTTTATATTCTGTATTTTCATCTTTTAAATTATATATTTTACCCCAATATGGTCTAGCACCAATATTTGAATTGACATTATCGTTTTTGTTACTAAGGGCTGCAGTACTATAATTCCAACCGTAAAGCGGCGTATTTAAAACAAATCCTGGAGCTGGAACATTATAACTAGTAACGGAAGGTGTTTGTAATGTTGCAGGTAAAGCTGTTATTGACGGTATATTAGAAAACGTTACAATAGAACCTCCTGCTGCTCTTGTTGTTCTGTAAGTTACGCTTACAGAATAGAATGTAGTGGTAGTTAAATTTGGATCAGGCGTAAAGTTTAGCGATGGTATCCCGCTAAATGTCTGCGTTAAGGTTCCATCGGATAACGTCCACCTAAGTATTGCTGAAATTTGACTATAATTTGTTGTTGGGTATTGCGGGTCTGTAGTTGTGTAGCCTGGGGTTACGGTAGGGTAATTAAGAGTAATTGACTTAGAGGCTCCGACGGAGTTAACTCCAACAGACATATAGTCATAATTTGACCAAATAGAGCCTTTGTTTAAAGATATATCTTGAGGTGTTGTATAAGTAGCGTTTAAGTTAAATTGTGTAGAATTTGCTCGAGTGTATAATAATATATCTCCGGGGGCTATTATCATTTGCGACACTTGTCCGTTACTAATCCAATTATTATTTTGATCTTTAGTGGCCTGTATCCATACAGGGTCAGGTACACTAGATAAAGCAGGTAAATTGTATCGTACAACTAACTCAGGCAATGATGCTGTCTGATTATTTTGGTATTTAACATTAGTACGATAGTATATGTAAGGTGTATTTTGCTTTAATGTGGTTCCTATATTTCCTAAGGAATTAGTCCATTTACCTGTACCCCAACCTATTTCTTTAGAAGTATTATACCAATACATATCAGTATTGGTTGTTGTGTTGATATCAATACTAGCTGGGGAAAAGGTATCCTCAATAATAAAATCGGCTAAAGAGCTATAATCAGTATATTTTGTTCCTGGGTGACCGAAGGGTGTAAAGAGTACCTGTCCACAAGTACATAAATCACTATTAAGGTAAGTTGTATTAGGGGTTGTTACATATTTACAATCAGGTTGATGGTTAATATTAGGAAATACACTATTAATATCTGTATCTGGACCTGTCCAGAAGAATCGTGTATATCCTCCAGAGCTTAATACAGCTTGAAAGGTAGACTGATTAATTGTATTAGCACTAATATTAACATTGTTAGTTAAATTTATACTAACATTTGTACAAGATAACCAACAACACTCTGTAGCTAAATCTTTGGTATCATTGTAATTGTTAATTTTGTAAATAACATCAGCACTTGATAGTGCGTCACTAGCTATTGCAAAAGGAGTATTTAAAGATTGAACTAAAATAGAAGAACAAGTGTTAGTAAAATTACTCGGGTAGTAAGTGGGTAGTTCGACAGCTGGATTTATTTTTTCAAACGGCCAAATAATAACATTATCGTTACTTTGTGCTATAGAGATATCGGTTTGTTTAAACTGATAAAGCCAAGCTCCTTCACTAGTGTCTGTATAAGGTTGCTGGTTACTATAAAGTGGAGGTACTTGTCGTATTTTTATTTGATCAGCATTATTAAGAATAGTGCTCGAGTATGCTTTATTATCAACAAGAGTAGTATCATTAATATTTAAATTATTTGTTGTAGCTGTGAGAGTTATATTTGCGGACCAATACGCATCTAATATATTATTTTTGGTGTCGTTATCGAGATAATTAAATTGCGAGGTTGTTACAACATCTGGACCTGTCCAGCTTAGACCTTCAGCGGATAACCCGTAACCGGGGTAAGGGTAAATAAAGGTTGTTTTATTATAACTAGGTAAAACAGCCTCCATGGTAGGATTTGTATAGTTGTATATTTGATTATACAGCCACGCTCCTTGAACGTTATCAGGATCACCTTTTGACGCAGGCGCTGTTTTAACAAATATTGTATCGGCTAACTCAATACTCGGGCCCCCTGTTGCAATTCCTTCAAGCCCTACATCGGTAAGAGGTATAGGTTTGTAGTGAGGGTAAGTCAGGGCCTTATCAGGGTATATAGCATCAGGCCAGTAAAATGTATTATTACCTTGTTGTAATTCTATAGAGTAAAAATCTTGAGCTAATTTAGCGTCAGCTGATTGAGATGATGTATACTTATTTTGACCGATATATGTTTCAGCAAGTTGATTATTTAGAGTTAAAATATTATTTTGTAATATTTCACGAAAAGCAGGATCAGCAGATAAAATAGCTATTTGTGTTAACGGGTCAGCAGATAAAGAATATACCCCTAAATTGTAAATCCAGCTAGTAGATGTTAATGCTAGATTTTTTGTAGTAAGAAATTTTTGTAAATCAGTATTATTTAAATCGTAATAAGTTGATACAGGTACTGTGGAGGTTTGATCAAAATAATTATGTGTATCATACAGCTCTTCTATCTGTATATTAATAGTGTCATTTATCGAGCTTAATGCGGGTACATTATTCCAAAGAGATGAAGGTAAACTTATTAAGGAATTTGATTTTTGAGTATAATTGTTAAGTATATAATTTTGTATCTGTTGGGTTATACCAAAATTTGTACCTATCTGTTTATAGTTTAATCTAGTATCTTTTATTGTTTTTCTTAATTGAAGATAATAAAGAGATATTTCTTTAAGTTTTTTAGCAAAATACGGTATTGCAAGAAGCAACTCTTTTTCATCAGTTACATCAACATTGTTATACCAATTTTCAGCTTCTTCTTTTGAAAAAAATAATTGTAATTGCTTTAATAACGCTAAATAATTTAGCTGTACAATTAATGTAGTGCTGTTGGGTAGAACACTTTTATTCTTAAACCAATCGACAAGATAGTTATTATACAAGTTATATTCCTGACCTGCTGTTATAGATTTATGAGCATTATACCAATCCTTAAAAGAGTAAGGAGCATTAATATCACTAAGACCGGTTAATGCAATCGGTTTACTGTACCTCTCTAAAGATTGTTGGTTACCCTTGTTCACTATAAATTATTTAAGAAAAAGATTCTTAGTTAACAAGTATCTAAAGGTATTTTCTACAATACCGTTATCACCGTACCAAGCATTAAAAGAAGAATTTGTTGGTACTAAAGTAGTTTGATCAGCATTCCAATCTATAATGTTGTTTATATAACTGTTGCTGTAAACAGGTACAAATTGAAAAATATTATAATTTTGATATACAGGTTGTATAAAACCGTATCCGAGATATTGTGTTAGAGGGTATGCTGTTAAACTGTTTAAAGGAGGAACCTGAGCAATAGAAATAGTTGAATCAAACTTACTTTGTAGAACTATTTTAGTACCTGCTGTTACATAATCACTATAGGTATCGTACTGCGGCCCTACACTTTCAGGCATTAAGGGTATTTGATCTTCTACTCCCCAAAGTTTATCTTTCGGTGTAGAAGCTATATCTAACATATTTTTTATATCAGAAGGATAGTATGTTGCGTAAATAAAAGGAGATATATCAACAGTTTCTGCTAAATTTAATAACCGGTCTGTTAAACATGTATCAACATCAGAGTGGTTTTGAGTAAAATTAGCTGTTCTTTCATACACAACTTGACCTAAATCTTCACTAGCACTTAAGGTACCTGTACCTACTGCTGCTGCAAAAAACTGATCAAATAAAAATGTATTTGAATTAAGATTCTCAGGAAGAGCTAAAGCTTTATAATAAGCTGCAGTATTAAACGACTCGTTAACACGTCTTATTTGATTAGGGTTATCGAAATTAGCTACTGTGAAGGGAGTTGATGTTCCTGAGATAGCAACTGAAGATAGTGTATTAATATTAATATATTTTTGGTACCATCTATTACCTGTCCAATCTCCAACAGCTTGAGCAGATCTTTGTTCAGATGTTGTTATTGTAGTAAGCGTAGAATTGTTATTCGGGTCAACATAATAACCTGTAAAATTGTTTGGTATAATAGATATTGCTCTTATATTATCTGTAGCATTAATTTCAAGAGGTGTAGCGGAAAGGATTATATTAACACTATTAGTGTTAGAATCTAAATACCACACTCTGTCATAAACATCGACTGCTATACTACTAAAATCTTCGTCATTAGTATAAACATCATAAAGTACACTGTAGTCGTTATACATTACACTCCATACTGTATTATTACCTGTAATTTCTACATTATACGTTATATTCCATACTGCATTATCCCCTGAAATCACGTTATAATCAGTTGTTCCTGTATAACTAATTACATTACTAGGTGACCCTACAATTGCACTAATACCCTGATAAACTAAGGTAGCTGAATTAGGGCTAGTTAAAACGGAAGAATCTGTATAGTAAAATGTAGTAGATATTGAAGGTACAATCGTTTCTCCGGTATAGCTAACTATATTGCTTGGAGAACCTACAATTGCACTAACACCTTGATACACTAAAGTAGCAGAATTAGGGCTAACTAAAACAGAGGAATTTGTATAGTATAGTGTAGTAGATATTGGAGGGTATGTTGTAAGTGCTAGGTCAGTATTGTTTAAATCGTTATACCACAAATTAACACTACCTGTTGTTACATTAATATAACCTATACCTCTTGTACTATGGGTAAACCAAAGATTACCGTCTCTATTAAGAGATAATTCTCCGGGTCTCGGTATACCAGTAATAGAACTCATTAAGGTATAAGTAGTGCCGTTATAAAGCTGTATATTTCCTGTGGTAGAAGTGGTGTTATAGCTATTTGCTACCCATACGTTATTATTAATATCTATTGTTAGAGCTCCAGGCACACTATTTATAGGTAGAGCGATAGCTGTTAAAGGTGTGCCGTTAGCACCGTTATACTTAACAAGTAACGAACATAAAGAATATGCATATGTTGCCCAGCAGTTATTTTGTCTGTCTGTTTCCACAACAGGGGGTTTAAGTAAAAAATCTTCTCTGTAAAAATCTGTAGATACATTCGTGTACCCGGTGTAAACTGATGCATCAGTAATACCTAATAGAGAAGCTGGTGATGTTTTAAATAGTAAATTAAAATTAGGATCAAATTTTAAAACGTATATATTGTTAAAAAGTGAAACCCAAATATTGTAATTACTGTCTAGTGATACGCTAGAAGGTGTATAGGCTTTTGGCAGATTAACTGTTGATAAAGTAGGTGTATATGTAACAAATATATCTGTGTTAGGTGGTAAATACGAATCAAGTATTATTTGACTATTGGGTATATCTACTGTGTAGGATAAACTACCTTCAAATACACCTCCTACATTTATAAAAAATGTTGTGTAGGTATCAGTAATAAATGGTGTAAATCCTGAAATAGATAATTTGTTAGTGCTATAAGGAAAATTATAACTTAGTGTTTGGGGCGATAATAATGTAGGTATAAACGTAACTTGTACCGGTGAATTGGACGGTACAGGCTGTGAAAATACAACATTACTACCTGTAATATCAATCGTGTATGATGTAGGGGATTGAATTATGCCGTCAATAGACGTAACGTAATAATTTGTATCAGCAGATAAAGTAGGAGAACCTGTAAGAGGGAAAGTTGTGGCAGGGGTTGGACTTGAACTTAACCAATATTGTATTGATGAAATATAGTTAGAGGGTAACGACGTATTATATATTTCAGTTACATTAAGAGTGGACGGTATACTAGGTGTAGGATCTGAAACAGTAAAATTAAAATTATTATCTTCTGTAATTGTATATGTACCAGGTATCTGAACAACACCGTTTAATGTTACAATATAGTTGTTTGGGTTAGTTGATGGTGTAAGAATATTATATAGATAATATGACGCACCACTCAAATAAGGTGTTGTAATAGAGAAATCTTGACCTATAAATGTTGTCTGGTACGGATTATAACGATCTACATTATAAAAACTATACGATGCAGTTAGTACACCTGCGTTAGTAAATCTATAAAGATAATCGGCTTCAGCATCGGTAACAACAACACTATAATCTCTTGGATCAACAGCTATACCATAGACACCAGAAAAGCCTGACATATTATAGTTAAAGGTTGATGTACTTGTTATAGGAGGTACAGAAGCTTGTTTAATATATCCATCTAGCAAAGCGTTTGAATTTTTAAAATTGGTAATAGTATTACAATTATTAGAATATGGTGTAACAGTTATTTTATTTAAAACGTTCTGTTCAGGGTTAGAAACCCATATAGACGGATTAGGTACATAACCTCGAGGGTAAGGAAAAATTCTACTGGAGCCATTAACATTTTCGGAATAAGCAGTAGTATTAGCTACTATTGTTGTACTGTTTATCGCTGTTAAGGGAGTTAAAGTTGTAAACACGTATCCGCCGATAACAGAGCCGTTTTTATCAGTGCTTTGCACGTAAAGTGGTGTTTGCTCAAGACTAAAGTTAGTTGTAGGTACACCACTTAGTGTTAATTGTATTGGGGATATATTACCTATATTATTTGATGCTGGGTAAGAAAATAAAACCTCACTAGTTATATTGCTGCTGCCTGATAACACGTTCGCTCTATTGCCATGATAGGTTATTAAGGTTGGTATTCTAATTCCGTTATATTGATTAGGGTTAATATTGTCAATATAGTTGTTAGTTACTTTTAATAATGTAGGAATTAAATCATTTACTTGCCAAGTAATACCTACTTTAGTTGATGCGTTATTAGCATATGAAGGATAATCATATATATTTGAATCAGTCGGGTTACTAAAACCTGATGTCTGTAAAGTTGCAGTTATAAGTAAAGGGCAGTTATCAACTGGGTTTCCTGTACTCATTGAATCAACATAGTAGAATTTAGCAGTGCCTGAAACTGCTACCACAACACCGTTAACATAAACAGGGGTTGAGGGTACTACTAATGATTTTATTTTATTAGAATTTATATCTGTAAAATACCAGGTAGGTGTTAAAAAATTCCATTTGCTAGGTACGAATTCAAAAGGTGTAGAAAGAGAATTAGCGGCGTATAAATCAACTACTAGAGGCGAATTCGGATTTGAACTAATTACAGAAATTTCGAAAGGTTCATCAGTAGGTAAACCTGGATTTGCGTAACTATTTGGTATTTGAGAAAATGTAATATAATCTCTATAATATAAATCCGTAACTATTGATTGAGAGTATGTGCTTGTATTGCCGTTATAATCTCTAGCAGTTAAAGATATATTATAGGTACCCGGGTAATTATATGTGAATATCGGGTTAGTAACGTTGTACAGAGTTGTACCTGCTCCTGAATCCCAATTATATTGCTGTATAGTACTGTCAGATGTTGTTAAATTAGTAACCGTATACTGTGTTGCTAGTACATACCCTGATGATGGTGAAACTGTAAAGTTAGCCTGTATCATGTTTATGGCTTAATAATATTAATTTGACTACTAAGATTTTTTATACTATCAAAATATAAAAATTCAAAGTAGTTAAACGACACATTGTTTGTTGTTACTTTTTTATCAAGCGTCGGGTAAATAGGGTTCCATACAAATAACGATAACCCCTCTGTTATAATTGTAGGGTCATCAGTTCTACTCGTATAGAATGTCTGTACACCGTCTATATCGTATATTTGCTGAGTTAGTGAACGTGTATTTAAAATTTGACCTAATGTAATATTATTAGTATCAAAATAAGTTGTAAAAACGTTTATTACATCGTTAATAATAGATTGATCACTTCTTAATGTTGAGGTTGTTTTCTGTATGTTAAGAGTGCACAGATTCTTATCTGTTGATGGATTAAATGTATTAAACGAAGATGTAATACCAATACTTACAGCTTTATATACAGGGTCGACAAAAACAGTTTCTGTTGTTAACAGTTTACTATTTTCAATTGAAGATCTAATTAATTGTTTTTGAGCAGGTAAAATATAATTTGGCACAAAAGCATTTGATTTAGGTGCAACTATAAGGTATACATTATTGAAATTACAAGAATCAGAATAATTTATTTGATTGAATAAAGCTCTGTCTGTTATCTGTGGATCTGTTATACCTATGTTATAAAAATATTGCATATACCCGGAGATGTAATCTGCATTATTAACACACTTGACATCTGTTATAAGGTTTGCAAAATTTGTTTTAATAAATGTTACATAATCTTGAGCTGTTACAAGCCTGTTCTGACTTCTATAGTTAGAAGGGGCGTTGTTGCGGATATTATCTGCTGTTTCAGCGGTATTAAATGGTGTAGAGTTGTTTGTATTTACAAAGCTTAAATTACCCATTAAATTATTAGTTAGATAATTAAACTGATTACTGTATACATCAGATACAATCTGATTGTATTGTAATGTATTATAAGCAACTAATAGAGAGTTATTATCAAGAGTTGCAGGTCCTACCTCTCCACTTGCGCCTGAAGAAGCAAGATAAATAAACAGCTACTTATCTCCGGGCTGTAGCTTAACACCGTTAACATCGTCACCGAATGTTATTTCGTAATAATATTTATCATTTAAACGTATTTGATATTTTTTCGATGTACCGCTTTCTAAAAATAGATTAGCTGTTTGTTCGTATACTTGCCAAGTACCTGTTAATACAGGCTTAACATAAACATCTATGTTGAAGTGATCGATAACATCGTTACCTGGATTAACAACAACTACCTCGTTGTTGTTACCTGCAGCAGTATAAACAGGATATTCAGTATATTTACCTTGATACAGTAATGTATTATTTGATATAGTATCTAAACTCTCAACAGCTGTGTCAACAGTTTTTGCAAATGTAATATTTTCATTAAACGAAAAAAAGATATTATTTGATACTACGTACGAATAAAGAGGTATTGTGTAAAGATTTTTAGCAAGATTTTGTGCTGAGCAATTAAAAGATAATGTAGATGTTTGATTACCTACAGGGGAATAATCAATAAGTTTTACAATTCTGTTTATGTTCTCATAAAGTTGAGCTTCAGAAAACATAGATTCAGTAGATGTCTTGTTCAAATAGTAAATTAAAGTATTATAGCTATAAGCAATAATATCTATTATTGCTGCAAGGTTAGAACCTACAAAGTTTTGATCAGTGAAAACACCTTGCTCATTAAGCCTGTTAATTATAAGCTGTCTGAGTGATACAGCATCAAAAGCTACATATCCTCCTTTAGGTATATTAAAATTGTTTATTTGTAGATTGTTATTGACCATAAATTAATTTTGAGATAATATTATAAAAGACTGTGCTTTAGTATTTAATACACTATTAAAGTTAGTCAGCTTATTTAGGGAAGGAATAAGCAAAGAAAGTGTAATAAGGTACTGATAGTTATCAGGATCCGCTACAACATTAATATTCTGTACACTAACTCTAGGTTCGTATGTGCTTATAGTACTTAACATTTTTTCACCGATTGCTTGACCTATATTTTTTGTAATAGGTAAAAAAAGGTATTGATTAAGACTTAAACCGTAATCAGGGAATAAAAAACGTTGACCAGGGATAGTATTAAACAAATTTGTCAATGAGTTTGCTATTGCTCTACTATCAAGACTTACTTGTACATCAGCACCTGGTAGCGGGGTGTTAAATCCTGGTTTAAATATATTTGATTTAGCTATATCTAAGGTTAGATCTTTATAAATATACTGATTCTCGGTATACTGCTTAGATACATTTTCTAGTATGTTAATTTTAACAGCCATTTATACTATTATTTAGGGGAGGAGTTGCTTAAATAATATCACGAATATGGATACACAGTTTAATATAGTACTTGAAAATTTAATGGAACGCTATCAGCAAGGTGGGTTTATGATCGGAGATCGTGTACGCTACCGTGAGGATTGCTTAAAACTCGATTTCTTTAAGCATAAGGCTAGTAATTTCATTGAAATGGTTCGTGCTTGTATGGATCCAAAGTTCGATTTAAATATAAGAGTTTCAGCTATTAAGAGCATTTATCCTACAACAACTCAAAACTACAGGGGTGGTACTGAGTCACCCGATAACATCTACGTTGATGTTATTATTGAATATGCACCGGGTCTTTATCGTAATCCAATGACTGTTCCTATCGAAGCTCTTGAGATACAAGATGACGGGTTTGATCGTGGCCCTGTACCTAATAGTGTTAAGTATGACAATAAGGTATCTGACAAGCCTGAAAAAATTAAAACAAAGCAAAACAATAAATTTAAAGCTGATGTTAATCTAGGTAATGTTAATGTTAAGATCAGCGGTGGGAGTAAGTGGAAAAATACCCCCGGGGGAGGATCTGAATGGAAAGATCTTCCTAAAAACAAACGCGTAAAATAGTAGATAAGCGTTAAAAAACTATTATACTCATCACACTCGAACTATGTACCGCAACCAATTAAATAAACAAAAAATATGATTTTCGACGAACAGATCTCCCGTAAACCAAACAATTATAAATGGACCGATGAGTTCATTGAAGCAATGCACAATGGCTTCTGGACAGATAAAGAGTTTTCCTTTAAGTCTGATGTTCAACAGTTTAAGGTCAATTTAACAGAGCAGGAAAGAGAGATTATTATTCGTTGTTTATCCGCTATCGGTCAAATTGAAATTGCTGTTAAAACATTCTGGGCTAAGCTAGGAGAAAATCTTCCCCAGCCTTGCTTTCAAGATCTCGGATATGTTATGGCTAACGTGGAAGTTATTCATAACAATGCTTACGAGCGTTTGATTACCGTACTTGGTCTTGAGAATGTTTTTGAAGAGAACTTAAAACTTGAATGGATTGAAGGTAGAGTAAAGTATCTTAGAAAGTATACTCATAAATTTTATAAAGATAGTAAGAAGCAGTATCTCTATGCTATCATTCTTTTTACTTTATTCGTAGAAAATGTTTCTTTGTTTAGTCAGTTCTACGTTATCAATTGGTTTGCACGTTTTAAGAATGTTCTTAAAGACACCGACCAACAGGTAAAGTATACACGTAATGAAGAAAACATTCACGGTATTGTCGGTACAAAGATCATTAACACAATAAGGGAGGAATACCCTGAACTGGTTGATGCTGAACTTGAAGAGCGTATTCTTAATGAAGCTCAACAAGCCTTTGAATCTGAAGCTAAAATTGTTGATTGGATGGTAAACGGAATTAAAGAGGAAGGGTTATCCGCTCCTATCCTTAAAGAGTTTATCAAAGATAGGATTAATGAATCTTTAGTAGGTATCGGGTTTAAAAAAGCTTTTGACGTTGATAAAGATTTATTAAAATCTACAATCTGGTTTACAGAGGAATTACACGGTAATAATATGACCGATTTTTTTCATGCTCGTCCAGTCGAGTACGCAAAGAAGAATCAATCATTCTCTGAAGACGATTTATTTTAATTTTATATGACTGAAAACATCTATTGGCTTAATAAAGATTCGAGGAAGTTCCTTGAACGTGGTTACCTTCTAGAAGGAGAAACCGCCGAACAAAGAATAACCGACATTGCTAAAGCTGCTGAAAAGCTTCTTAAACTTAAAGGTTTTGCATCTAAGTTTGAAGAGTATGTACATAAGGGTTATTACTCTTTAAGCTCCCCTATCTGGTCTAACTTTGGTCGTAAGCGTGGTCTACCAATTAGTTGTTTTGGTTCTTATGTACCTGACAACATGGATGATATTCTTTATAAGGTGGCTGAAGTAGGTGTTATGTCTAAGGTAGGAGGCGGTACATCTGGATACTTTGGTGCCATCCGTCCTCGTGGAACGCCTATTTCTTCTGGAGGGGAGGCTACAGGAGTGCATCATCAGCTATCTGTTTTTGATTCTCTTACAAATTATATCTCACAAGGGAATGTCCGTCGCGGTTCATTTGCTGCTTACCTTCCTATTGATCACGCTGATATTGAAGAGTTCCTTAAGATTCGTTCTGAAGGGGATTCTATTCAGGATCTTTCTATCGGGGTATGTGTATCAGACAGCTGGATGCGGGCCATGTTAGACGGAGACAAGGATAAGAGAAAGGTCTGGGGATTAGTTATTAAAAAGCGTTTTGAATCTGGTTACCCTTATATTTTCTTTAGTGATAACGCTAATAATCAAGCCCCTCAAGTGTATAAAGATAAAGGACTTAAAATTAATCATTCTAATCTTTGTTCTGAGATTATGCTTTCCAACGGCCCTGATGAATCGTTTGTATGTGATCTTTCTTCTATGAATTTAGAGAGGTGGGAAGAATGGAAGAATACTGACGCTGTTGAACATCTTGTTTTCTTTTTGGATGCAGTAATGTCGGAGTTTATCGATAAAACAGAAGGAATGAAGTTTATGGATGCGCCTAGGAAGTTTGCTATTAATCAGCGAGCTTTAGGAGTGGGTGTTCTTGGATGGCATTCTCTTCTTCAATCTAAAATGATTGCTTTTGAATCAATGGAAGCAAAGACTCTTAATGCCCAGGTTTGGAAGTTTATTCGAGATCATGCTGATAAGGCTTCTAGTACTCTTGCTGACCTGCTCGGTGAACCTCCTTTACTCAAGGGTTATGGTCGTCGTAATACAACCACTCTTGCCGTTGCTCCTACCACATCAAGTTCGTTTATTCTAGGTCAAGTTAGCCCTTCTATTGAGCCTCAGAATTCTAATTATTATGTTAAGGATTTAGCTAAGGGTAAGTTCACTTATCGTAATCCTTACCTTAAACAATTATTTAAAGATAAGGGTAAGCATGATGATGAGACCTGGAAGAGTGTTCTGTTAAAGGGCGGCTCTGTTCAGCATCTTGATTTTCTAACACAAAATGAAAAAGATGTGTTTAAAACGTTTGGTGAAATTAGCCAGAAGGAAATTATTATTCAGGCTGCTCAGCGTCAGAAGTTTATTGATCAAGGTCAATCATTAAACGTAATGATACCACCTAATACAAAGCCAAAGGAAGCTAGCGACTTAACAATCTTTGCCTGGGAACAGGGTATTAAGGCTCTTTACTATCAGCGTTCAGCTAACCCTAGTCAGATGCTAGCACGCTCTCTTAACGAATGTAAGAGTTGTGAAGCTTAGTACTTAACTCTTGTGCATTTAACAGTAGTGTATAATTCACTACTTCCAAAGTTACTAGCAACACCTAACCCGTTATTAGATTGGCCAGTTTGTACTCTATGTTCAATTCTAAAAGAACTAGTTGTACTTGGAGCTATAACGTAGCAACCTATAACAAGTGTACTTGTGGATGCGCCTGTTGTATTTCCTTGAAGTTCACTTGTACCGTAAAATATAGTATTTGGACTTGTTGTTTGATATATACGAGCCTGTTGACGATCGGTTTGATACCCTGGAACTTTCGCTTCAATTAACCATGTCCCTGCTGGTAAAGTGAATACGTTGGTTGCTAACGTAGCAGCTATGCTATGACTATTTATTAAAATTGTATTTAGAGTTCTAACGTTCCAGGCGCCAGCTGTTGAAGAACCTCCGTTAGTATTTGCTGGTTTTACATCAGCAAAAACAATTGTTTGGCCTACTGTTGAGTTATTATTAACATTAGTAGTTAATGTGTTGAGACTAGCAGAAGCTGCTAGTGTAGTAGTATATGCTGCATTTTGATTAATATAACCTAAAGAATCGCCTAAGCAGTCGTTAGGTTCAAGGTACCAGGGAGCTGCATTGTTACCATTAATAGATATCGCCATATAAATTATTTATCCTCTTTTTCTTCTATAACAACAGAATCAATAACTTCTATCTTTGGCTCAGCTTCTGTAGCACTTAATAGCTGTTTAAAGATATCTTCTCTTGATGCAACTATTAGGTTGTTATTAACAACATTGTTACCAGGTAACATACCAGCTACTTCTTTTTTATTGTTTAAATCCATTTCTTTAAGCTCTTTATCAATTTTACCTTTCTTATTAAGAAGATTAATTCTATTAAGAGCTTCTATACTTTTTGTTGCTGCATTAATGAGCTCTGATAGAGCTGCTATTTCATCAGGATTTTGACCTTGAATAATATAATCCTTAATATCATCTACTGCTGTAATACTTGTATCAATTAACTGCGTTGTTCTTTTAACAATATATTCGTTAATGTTGTCATCGGTAACCTCCATCGCAGGTGCTACTTGCTTAGGCTCACTCACTGGAAGTTCAAAAGAAGATAGTTCACTTAATAATGTATCTAAATTATCGGACATTACAATACTTAAGCAGGTAGTTGATATTCTTAAACTATAAGCTAATATATTGTATATGGAAATTACTGTAAATACTATGTACGGAACCTTTATTGTTCCTAGAGAAAAGACTGATCAGCTTATTGCCTGGCTTCAAGCTAACGCCGTAAGGCCTGGTCAAACGCCAATTGGTGAAGTAAAGCAAGGTGAGTATACCGGACGCCAGCTTATTAATGAGTAATACAAATTATACATACTCGGAGTTTAAATCAGTGTCGTTTGTTAAGACGCATCCTGATGCTATTCTTCCTGAACGTAATCACAAGGACGTACTAACAGGAGATACAGGTTACGATGTAACAGCTGTAGAAGATCTTATAGTACCTGCTAGAGGCTCAGCATTAGCTCCTGTAGGTTTAAAGCTTGGTTTTGTACCTCCTGGCTTATGGATAAGAATAGAAAGTCGTTCAGGTCTACAGTTTAAGCATTCTATTTCAGCATTTCCAGGTATTATCGATAATCAATATCGGGGAAATATGGGTATTAGACTTCTTAATAACTCTGATGTTGATTATCAAGTAAGAAAAGGTGATCGAGTAGCTCAATTAGTACTCTACCCTCTTATTGTAGCTGATACAAAGTTTACTGAAGAAGCTACAGAAACTGAAAGAGGTGAAAAAGGTTTTGGATCTTCTGGTAAGTAAGCGTATAATAGCTTCATGTTTCAAGAACTATTAGTAGAGAAATTTCGTCCTAAGACGCTAGATGATATTGTTCTAAATAAAGAGGAGAGGGATTACTTTACTTCTTTAAAAGAGAAAGAAGAGATTCCTAATCTTCTTTTTGCAGGTTCTCCCGGGACAGGTAAAACATCTCTGGCTAAGATTATTGTAAATAATATTCTTGATTGTCAATATCTTTATATTAACGCTTCTGATGAAAACGGTATTGATACTATTAGAAGTAAAGTTATTGGTTTCTCATCTACGAAGTCTTTAGATGGTAAGTTAAAGGTGGTTCTTTTTGACGAGTGTGATGCTCTATCATTAGACTCTCAAAAAGCTCTTCGTAATGTTATTGAAGAATTTTCTACTAATACTCGTTTTATCTTTACATGTAATTATCTCTTTAAAGTAATACCCGCTCTTCAGTCTAGGTGTCAGATCTTTAATCTAACTCCTCCTTTAAACGGTGTTTTAAATAGGGTTGTTTATGTCCTTAAACAACAGAACATCGCGGTTCCTGATGAAGAGAAGAATAGACTAGTAGAACTAGTTAGAAACGGTTATCCTGATCTTCGTCGTATTATTAACGATATTCAGAAGTTCTCTTATACAGGAACTCTTGTTATTAAGGATAATCAAATTAGAGGATTAGCTGATAAGGTAATACAGAAGATTAAAGCGAAGACAGACTTAACAGAGTTACGTAAGTTTGTTATTGAGCGTGAACAAGAATTCTCTGGGGATTATCTACACCTATTAAAGGAGATGTTTGAAGTAATATTCAACGAAAACTGTAACGGGGATCAACTTGTACTAATTTCAGAATATATGTACAAGGATAGTATTGTTGTTGATAAAGAGATTAATTGGTTTAGCTGTTGTATTAACCTCCGCAACATTTGCGAGTAGGTACAGTGGTATACTGAACGGTACTAATTAAGGGTGTAGGTTCTGATGTTGGTGGGTTAGCCGTCTGTACATATATATTAATATCTTGTAAGACTTGAGACTGTTCTTCGTAAGGTTTTGTTTTATAAACTTCTGAATTAGTATTGGTGTTAAATATTGTTCCAACAAATAAACCATTGACTAAATCGATACTACTAAAGTACTTTTGCATATTAGTAATTATTATAGTTTAAACTGTTTTGTAAGGTCTGAAAAACTTGTGCTATTGTTAAAGAAATTTATAGATTGATGTCTATGTATCTTAACGGCAGTAATATTATTATAGTAAGCGCCGTTTGATATAGTATGTACAACATTAATAACAAACCACTGGCCGCAAAGCTTATCATCTACACTAGCTATATCACCTGTCGATGTACCTTCAGGTCGATCGATAGCTATAAATCTACCTGGTTCTCTCATTGTAAGTCCTGGGACAGTAAAGTTTATAGCAGTATTTTGAAATATACCTGTACGTAATAATTTATGGAATCCGTCTGGGTTACGAATTTCAGGTGTATTTCTATCCCCATATAAAGAATATACAGGATTAATACTAAGATTATTTTGTTTTTCGTAACTATTAGTTTCTATTAAAAATTTACTATTGGCATCATTAACTCTTCTAAAGAGTTGATTGATATACTTTACATCTATAAAATTTTCTACCGTGTTGGTTAGTTCACCATTTAAATTAGACGGTGTTGTTTTTTTAATAGAAGTATTTTTAAATTCAGCATTATATTGTCTATTTTTAAAATCAAAGGAAAAAACAGGTGTTGTTACGAATTGAGACGCATTCATAAGCGGGGATATATCAACAAATTCGTATTTTAAAATATTACTGTAATCTCTAAATTTTAAATCTCTATCAAGATAGTTGTTTGAAATAGGGGCTCGATGTAAACCTATTGTATTACTATTTTGAGTATTTGCTTGTAAGAAAAAATGCTCTATTTGAAATTTACCAGGTGCATCAGGACCGGAACCAGCATTTTCAAAATATTTAGATAAAGGTCTAAGAGAAAAATAACCTAAGTCGTTTGTACCTCTTTCAATTTTTAAGATAGCAAAATCGTTTGCTGATGTACCGTCAGTTACCCTACTTGTATGTCTACTAAATACATACATTAAGCTATCAAAGGCGCTATCACCGGCTGGAGAGGTATAAAATAATCTTGTAGCCCCATTATCCCAATTATTAGCAGGATCTCTTTCATATCCTGTTTTGGTTAATAACGGGTCATTATCTAAAGCTTTTTTAATAATATCATATATAGCTATATCTGTCGGTAATGATCTATCGTCATCAGGTACTGGAGATGTTGTATTTGCTGTGGAATTAAAACTACTCGTTGCTGTTGAGTATTCAATATTCCTAGTTAACATTTTTTGATAGCGTACATCCCAAAAAGAAAACTTCTTATATTTCTTTAAAATTTGTGACTGTGAATTACCACCTGTTTGTTGAGTAACATCTTCAACATTATGTATAGCAAACAAAAAATTTAATTCCCAAAATGCTTTATTTTTAGCATCAATAGTATTACCTCTAACAGGTATATCTAATGGTACTAATCTTAATCTTAGATAATCATTACCGTCATTACGAAAAACAAAATTTTTGTTATTTGTTTTATTGAAAGCTTCAGCTAATTCAGCATTATAAAATACAGTTATGTCCCCTGTTACTACCCAATTAGAAAGCGTATTTTCTATATTTAAAGATATAATACTTGTTGGGGATATTCCGTAAATACCGGATTCATTAATAATACATAATTCGAGTTCATGCATGTGCCCATTAAGAGCATATTGACTAATAAAATTTGTTGATTCAATCTTTACATCTTGAGGGCCTAGGCCGGTAGCCTGAAAAACTAACGGTTGTTGAATAGGTCTAAAAGAAGAACCTACTTCAGTAACAATAGGGGAAGGTGATAAAAATGGTGAATTAGATGCCACGGTATTAGGAATTTATTTGTTTGAGTATTTCTCTAACAACAGATGTATTAGGCATTTTTAAAACAATACCTGAATCTAAAGGGTCAATAGGATTTGTAATATTATTAGCTACGCAAATAACCCACCATAAATTAATAGTACCATAATTTTTATAAGCTATAAACGGTAAAGTATCTCCAGGAACGGTTACATACTGAGTAAAGAACGACTCAGGTAAATTTGTCGGTAATACGACAGACTGCAGTAAATTATAGTAATAAAGATTATTATCGTCAGAATACACGTTAAAGATATTTTCATATCTATCTTGTGTTAAATTAGGTAGATCTTTTACGTTATTCTGATTCATATAGATATTTATAATTGTTTTGCATTATTGTAAAGATGCTGGTGAAAAAGATGTTCCGTATCCAGCAAGAGGCCCTGTGGGTGAATAACTTCCGGTGTTTTTAAGACTTTCATCTTCTTTTTTATTTGTATCAATAACATTATTAAAATTAGTAGCAGAAGAGCTAACTCTACTTTTATCAGATGTTAATACATCTAAAAAGTTTTTACTCGGTATAAAGAAATCATTAATTGCTAAATTAACAAGATAAGCATCTGGTATATTTACCAGTAAGGAAGTACCTCCGGGACCTACAGGTAATTCAATTCTATGCATATTTCCAATATTTGATATATTAAGTTTGCTTATATAACCAGCCTTACAATAGTGAACACCCGGAATAGTAATTTCGTAATATACGGGAGGTAACCCTGTAAATAAGTTTCTTTTATTATATAAATTTTGATAGCATAGTAGATGACATAATTCCCAATTTTTAACAAGAGAAGCAAAGTCTACAGTATTGAATAGAGGAAAAGAAACATTATGAGTACGAGGTTGAGTTGTACTCCAAACCTGAGGTTTATCTAAAGCTGGATCTCCTAACTTACCTACACCGCTATTCAATCCTATTTCAAGCTGCTGTTCTAATCTTTTATATGCAACAGCTTGTTCAGCTAACTTAGCTCCTACTTTTGCTGAATCTGCTGAATTTAATAGGCCCTTTGCTGCACCTATTCCGGCACCTGCTAAAATAGCTCCAACACCTACTGGTATACCTACACCGGGTACAAGTAATGCTCCAGCGGCGGGTACGGCGGCGGCTGTCGCTCCTGTTACCGCGCCTTTTATAATGCTGGCACCTAACCCTGATGCTCCTCCTCCTACTTGTGCTAAATATTTTTGTAGTTGTATAATTTCTTCATACATCGGCTTTGCTATCCATGTATTGTTTGTTGTTAGATAATCACTACTAAAGAAAGGTAATGTATATTTAAACCCTGTAAAATTTCTATTTGGTCCTGAATCATTTAAATCATAAAGTCCTTCGTACAATTGATCTCCGAGTAAACTAGCTGAATATAAATTTGCAAATAAGGTAGCGGGAATATCTGTTAAATTAGCTCCTGGTTCAATTTTTAAGCCGTACGCAGCAATTGATTGATTTATTAACGAATCAAGTAGATAGTACTCTTTTAAAATAATATACGGAGCTTCAGCTCTTGCTGGGCCTCCTACTGGGGTTAACGTCCAAGGAAAATCTCTAACAACATCAATATTGCCGTCAGTCCCTAAACCTGGAACTATAGCATCAGCTAACTTACCAAGGTCATTTGCATATTGAGTCCTTATGCCCTCCTTAGCAAGATCAGCTTGAGGTATTTTTCTATAAAGAGATGTTGAAGTGATCATATTTTTATTCTCTGCTTCTACTAATTAAACTATTTGTCGTAGCTATATTACTACTAGTAACTGTAAGATCTAAAGATGCGTTAAGTAAATTTTTACTCGGCATGAGTAGATCGGTGAGAGTAATAGATATCATATAAGCATCGGGCACGTTAACACTTACCCCTGTATTGCCGTTAATATCTAATATTAAATTTCTAATATTACCTACGTTGCTTATGTTTATATTGCTCATATAACTCGCTTTACAATAATGAACACCAGGTATTATAACTTCATAAAAAACAGGTGGTATACCAGTATAGAAATTCTTTTTATTTACTAAATTTTGATATGTTAACAAGTAGCATAGTTCCCAATTTTTAATAATAGTGTCATTGGAGGTATTATTTTTAAAAACATTTATATTGTAAAGAGGGAATTCAAAAGTAATAGTTCGCTTGTCGGTAGATTGCCAAATACTTGGCGGGTCCATTAAACCGACTGTAGGGTTACTTGATGCTAAATTAAACAGCTCGAGATTTTTTAACTGTCTGGGCAGCTTATTTATAATATCTATTAGATCTCCGGCAACTTTAAGCTTTTTTGCTCCACTTTGTGCTGTCGATGCTAAACCTTTTTGTCCTAAACCACCTATTTGTTCAGATAAATCTAATAACGTATCTAATATATCTGTTCTTTCCCACGTGTTACCGATATCATAAAATGTTTTTGAAAAATTAGGAAATGTGTATTTAAAACCTGGATGTAAATGATCGAATAAACCTTCATATAGATAAGGTGTATTATTATTTACATTTATAAAATTTGCTAATGAGCCAACAGTATTTATTAAACCTTGGAAACCTGTAGCGTTACTTTCTAACTTAGGTATATCCTTACCGTACGGTAGTAAGGATTGATTAAGCTGAGATTCAATTTGATAATATTCGTTTAAATATATAACAGGTACATTAGCTACAGTTTTATCGTTTAAAGGTGTTAACGTCCAAGGAAAATCCCTAATAACATCTATGGGTACACCGGGTGTTACAGGCTTTAACTCTCTAGCAAGCTTACCAGGAGTATAACCTACAGGTATAGTTGTTATGTTCGTTCTGTTGTATAAAAATGGCATATGTTTTAAACAAATCTACTACGTATAGTTGGTATCATACCGCTATAGGTAGCATTAACAGACTCAGGTACAGCATTAAGACTACTGGTTGGTGCACTACTCGGTACCTGGACAGGTATAGGTGGCATAGCGGGTGTATTATCTCCTTTACTAGCAGCAAACATATACATAGCCTTAGTTAAATTTTCTAACAGTTTATTTGTTTGATTTGTATTATCAGCAATTATATCAAATTTAGGGTTATCTAAAGGTACATTATTAAGAGTAGATTCGTTATTTGGTTCTACTGTAGAGTTAATCTGGGAGGGCTGTAAAAAGGCTGGTGTTATATTTTCCGTATTAGGTACTGTTGGTTCAATTTTTGAAGTAGGTAGTTCTTCTTTTTTAGAAGATTGATACTCATTTGATATTTTATCAATTATGTTATCAGTTTTAGGTGCTGTTAGAGGAGTTTGAGTTTCGTTAGATATTTTATCAATTATGTTATCAGTTTTAGGTGCTGTTAGAGGAGTTTGAGTTTCGTTAGATATTTTATCAATTATACTATCTACAGTAGGTAGCTTTACAGGGATCTGTGGTACGTTAGATATTTTATCAATTATACTATCTACTGAAGTGTCTTTTGCTGTAGTTTGAACTTCATTAGAAATTTTATTAACTATACTATCTACAGGGAGTAGTTTTACTGGAGATTGAAATTCGTTTGATATTTTATCTACTATATTATCTACAGTAGGTGTATATAGTTCGGTAGTTACTTTTTTATTTTCAGTAGGTTGAATAGTATTTGTATCAACTTTAGGTAATTCAGGGGCAGGGATTTGTTGCTTACTTAACGTATCTTGTAAATTAGATGTAATTTCTTCTATAATAGTATCTATTGGTATATTATTGTCTTGAATAACAGGTACTGGTACCTCTTTTATTATTGGAGTATTTACAGGTTCTATAGTAGGGGGTTTTACTGAAGCTATAGGGTTGCTAGGTACATGTTCAGCTTCTTCCTTAGTATTATCTTCAATCTCGGTATTGACGGTAATAGGTGTAGAATCTTCAATATTTCTCGGTTCAATGTTGTTTACCGGGGTAGTAGGTACAGGTTCAACAACAGAGGATGTAGGTTCTTGAACAGACGTATAAGGAGCTACGGTACTTGAGTCATTACCTAATATCTCTAATAGTTTATCAGCTATACTTTTTTCCGGGGCTTCTACCATATATGTATTTATTGGTAGAAATTACTATTCTATAAACATTGATATGTTATACGGTATCTGCTCATATAACTTTGAGATATCTGCTTTAATAATATCTATATTTTTTACTATATTAGCTAACTCTTCTATTGGTAGTGCTGCTACTTGTTTTATACTATCTTTAAATTCTATTTTACTATCTATATATTTCGTTATTTCAGCAACTAGTAACTCATCAGTAGTAGCGTTATTTTCTAATAAACTCTTAGCGTAATTTAAATAGCTATTCTCTCTTTCTAGTGTTGGCGCTTTAATACTAGGTATTTTAATATTAGGGGGTATATTTGTTTCTAGTAACGTATCATTTTTTCTAATGTATAAAGCTATAACAGCTTTATCAAATTCGGTTAAGACAGTATCAGTTACAATATTATCTTTAATAATTTTGTTTAAGGACAAATTAAAACCGATGTTTAGAAAGGGTAACTTATAAGATTCGTTTATTAAATCTTTAAATTGATTAACAAGTAGCGGTTTAAATGTTACATATTCTTTTAAAGATGGTACAAAAACGTTATATGAAAAATCTTTATCAAACATATTAAGGTGTAAATTCAGATGGAGTTATATTCAAATCTCTTCCATATAATGAATCAATATCAACTTGATCCATTTCGTCTTCGACAGGTAAGGATTGAGTAGGTGTAGAGGTAGTATTTTTATATAAATTTTCTGTCTTTTTAACAAACAATTTAAACTCCCCGTATGTACAATTTTCTAAATATTCGGCTGAAAAATTACTTACCTTGCTAAGATAGAAAATATTATCATAAACCGATAATAAGTTTTCATTAAAAAGTATTTTTATTAATGAACCATACTCATTTAAATTAGATGAAAATTTAATAATATAATCCTCTACAACCGGTTTATAAAAATGTAAATTGTTTATGTCTTTTTTTAAAAAGTTTATTTTATCATTTATTTGTTTGTAAACACATACAGGTAACTGTTCTATATCTATTGTAGTGTTACTATTTACAATTATATTATTTGTAAATGATAAATCCTCTTTCGATATAAACTCTTTAATTTTAGGTATAGTTATTGTTGTAGAGACATTTTTTATATTAATTGCTAATGGTTGATAGTTTTCTAAAAAAAAAGTTAACTCTTCAATAATTTCATTAAGTGGTATCTGTAAATTAATTTTCTTTTCACCATTATATGTAGCAAATATAATACCCCCTATACTATTAGATCTAATACTCAATAGTAATAAAAAGTATTCTATTATATTAAGATTGTATAACTCATCTTCTTTAAGATTTGTTATTTTTAACAAGATACTGTTTAAATTTAAATACAGTGCAGGTATATCTAGAGTGTCACCTAATAAACACTTTAAAATTACTTTATAATCTTTTACATTTAATTCCCCGTGAATTATTTCTTTGTCTAATAATTTTAATTTAGTATATAACCCGTTCACCAATATTAATTAATAAACTATACCGGTAATGCACGTCTAACCGGTGCACCGTCTGGTAGGATGTTTGCAAATTTATTTTTACTTGAATCTACAGTATACCACTGATATGTAAATGTTGCTGTTCTAACTACAGCGGTACCATTATCAGTATATGTATATTCTTCACTATCTACCTGTATAGGGCATGCTCCGTAAAAAGTAAACGTTTGTAATATAAATGGAGGTTCACCGTAATTAGATATACCTAACCTATGTACAGAAATATTAGTACGATATTGATCTCTACCTTTTCTAGCTATTAAACCTTTATGACCTGTCATAATAACCCAAGGCCTAATAACATTATCAACAAAACTAACATTTGTATTTAAAAAGCCTATTCTTAATTCTTCAAAATCATTTCTACCCTGTCCTACTTTACTTCTTATAAAGCTATTACTTTGTATACCCTCAGCAGCGGTTGCAACTATACCTTCTCCAGGTACCGTTACATTCTGTGCCAATATACATCCTTTAGTTTGTAAAAAATTATCTGAGCAAATGGTACCTATAGCTTTTGTAACATTCCATTTTGGAGCCTGTGGTTCATAATCCGCTACACTGTTTATTATACTAGGTATACCGCTCTTACCTATATATGCGTTTCTATCAGAATCGTAAGAGTTATCAAATGTTACTAACCATAACGGCCCTTTAGGTAGAGCCCCTGCAGGTGTTGAAAGTACAGATTCAAAAAAATACGGTATCGAATTAGTAATTTCTGTTTGTGGTATGTTAGTAGGTCTAGTACCTACAAGGGTACCACTCTTTCTTACTGTAATTGTCGGTATTGGATCTGGAGGAGCTCCTACACGTAAATACAGAGTGTCAGGGTTAATGGGACCGGAAAATGAGGGAAACGGGGCTGATGGCGGAGCTACATTATCTCTCAATAGACCTTCAAACGTAAGCGGGGTAGTACTAACACCTGTAGTTATGTCAAAACTAGGGGGTACAAGAATATTATCTTGTGTAAATCCTTGCGAACTTTGTAAATTAGCTGGTGTTGAGTTTATATCAGCCATACTTTGATACTATTATTTATAGTATCAAATTAGAATAACCTTGGTAGAGCAGAATTGGCTTGTGTTACTCTCCAGTACTGATAAGCAAGTGTGGCATTTACTTTCTGTATAGCTCCATCAGATGTTAAGTCGTACTGCATTGGGTCAACAGATACAACATAAGCACCGTATAAGGTATACTTTCTAACAGAGCCACCAGACTTATTTAAAAGACTTAAACTAATAATAGAGGAATTTCTAGCAATATTGTAATTACCTGTTGAGGTAGAATCATCAAATGTATTAAATGTAGCGTTCTCTAAAACTGTACGAATATTGTAATTAGCATCACAACGGAAGGTAACAGTGTAAGCACTAGAATTAGGATACTTAACTGTACCTGGAACGTTGAAATCGAGACCCATAAATGGTACAACCTGATTGGTGATTGTTCTTCCTGGAAGGGAAGCGGTCTCAAGATAAACGAGAGAGCTTTCTCCAAAGTTAGTATTAGCGAGCTGATTTACACGGAACTGAAAAGTACGTGCAAAGTCCTGCTGTTGTACTGATGTATAGAAGTCTGAGATGTTTTGTGACATAATGTTATATAATATTTATTAGATTAACTCGTTAAAGTTCTGACCTGTTCTTGTTGCGATAAAGTTAACTAAGATAAACTCTGCTGCACGAACCGGTTTAATGTAAACATCGACGACAAGCTCGTTATTATCGACAACTAAAGGTGTGTTGTTTCTTTCGTCACAAACAATCAAGTAGTCGAATAATCCTTGTGTGTTCTTAGCTAATTCAAATACAGGTGCAATTGTATTTACTAACCTTGTACGTGTAAAGTCTGTATTAGGTTCAAAAACAAAGTATTTAACAGCACCCTGTACAGCTCTTTCAAGTGTTATAAATAAGCGACGAACGTTAACTCTGTCAAATGCAGAGGGTTTATTCTGTAAAGTCTTTTGACCGTATACAGCATAACCCTCTCCGGAGAAGAGACATACTGGATTTACACCTATTGTGTAAAGATAATCTCTCTGTTTCTGATTCGGATTGAAGGCTATATCTGTAATATTACGAATTATACCGCGATTTAAACCTGCTGGTGCAATCCAAGGCTGGGTTGCAGCATCATTATTTGCGTAAATTCCGGCAACATAACCTGAAATCGGTACCCATACAAAAGTATTTGTATATGTATCGAAGGTCTTTGCCCAGTTACCGTAAATAGCAGAGTAATTTGTATCTATATTATTGAGAGAAGACTGTAAAGGGGTGTAGATATTTGTTGTAAAGGTATTTGTTGATACAGATAATGTTTTTGCATCAGGTCCGTTGACAAATATCTGCCTTAAAGGATCAGCGATGAATACGCAATCTTTACGTGTATCTTGTACAAATGTATTAAAGATATTAAACATTGTTTGCCAGTATGATATTGTGCTTGCGTCGGTAGTACCATATGCACCATCATTATAAGCAATGTTAGCTCCTTTTGTATTAGCGAATATAGTAGTTAACCCTGCATCGGCAACTACATCAATAACCCTGTCTTCAGGTGTACTGATAAGGGAGAGAGCTCTGTTAACCTTGACACTAAGATCACCGATCGTGTTAGATGCTCTGAAGTTATAAGTAGGAGCCCAAACACCTACTGTATTGAGGGCTTTATTTGTATTTGTTACAGCGTAAGCCGGATTTGTACCTGTTAAACTACTCCAGTTTGTGAAATGTGAAATATTCGGGTTTACTAAAACATTAAGGTTGTTAGAGGCTTGATTAACAACATCAGTAAGAAATTGTGTATTGGGTGTACCGCCAATAGTACCTACACCTCTCTTTTGAGAATTTAATGAACCGACATAACTCTCGGTGAGTGTAAAGGTGAGTAAGTTAGGCTGATATGTTGAATTACGAATCTTAAACAAGCTAAGAACAAGTGAGTCTTGATAGTAAGGTACGCCAAAATTCCATGTAGGTATCGTTTCAATTACTTGAGATATTGAAGATTCTCCTGCTGTGGTACTTGTGAGACTAAATGTTAGGTTGGAATTTGCTACGCTAACAAAATCATCATTACCACTAAGACTATTTAAAACTTGTACAGAATTAAAAGTGGATGTAGGTCCCCAATTAGTGTTATCGGTTAATGCAACATAGTAACCTTGATTAGCTTCATCAACAGATGTCTGAGCTGTATTGATTACTACAAGACCTGCATTAAGTGTTCCGCCAACTCCAGTGAAAGAAGGTGTAACTGCTGCAGATGAAAGAGAAGACCAAGTGAAATTATTCTGCAATAAGGCATCATACTGACTTTCAGTAAGTGTAATATGTGTTGGATTACTAAGTGTAAATGTATTAGCACCTGAAGCTACAGGGTATAAAAGAGCGCTATAACTGTTAGCAAACCCTGTTCCTCCGGCAGAACCATATGGAAGGCGGGTTGTTAAAAGGTTACCGTTAGAGTTAAGAACTGCTTGACTATTATAGTAAAAATAACGCTCTGCGGGAGATGTCGGTGTACCGTAGACAGATTCAAATTCCGAAATTGAGGTAATTTGAAGAACTTCATCTGTCGGTCCCTGACGAGCAAATCCAGGGATAAAGACAGTAGTACCTCCAGGAATGGTTACATTCTGTGATATATCGGTTTCAATTATTTGAACACCAGGTGATTTTAATGTTAGCGCCATATTGTTATATTATTATTTATGTTTTTTGGGCGAATTTTTTAGTCTAAAATATTAATATCTAACTGAGTAAATTGAAATTGAGCGGTAGATTCTATTAAATCAGAATCTCTATAGCTATATGTTATAGCTCCTAAACTAGTTACAAATGCATTATAATATTTAAATTCGATTATTTTTTTATTATATTCATCTAAACCAAAAATAGATAAATTAACACTATACTCGGCAATTACACCTGTTTGAATTAAATCTTTGTAAGTTTGATACTTCGGGTCGGTACCTGAGTAATAACTACCTAAAGGGGAATTTTGAATAGCTAACCACTTCCAAAGTAATTGATAATTCTTAAATTGATTATCAACAATAAAGCTAACATCTAATGGAGGGTAGCTTGGGCGACTATACCCTGATACATGATGTGATTGACCACCAAAACGAACTTCCACAGGTGGGACCGTTATAGCAGGGACAATTGTTCCATGTACACTTATTTCTAAAGGATCTAACTTAATAGTGTTATCGGTAAGAGCTCGTTTTTTTAAAATTGTAGGTAAATTTAAAACTAGTAAAAATTTATCTTTACTTGCTCTATTAAGAATAGATTGTTGAGTTGGATTAATAGTTGTTGTCATGAATTATGAAGAGTCTTCCAACCATTATTTAATAGATCATAGTAATCTTCTCTATCTAGAGCTTTATTATAATCGGCTTCAGTCATTAAAGGTACGTATTTTTCTGTTATTTCTCCTCCTATATTTGTAACATTACTAGTTACGGTCAATTCTCTGAGTGTGTATTGTTTAGGATCAACATCATCGTAATACATTTTAGAGAGCTTTAACGGCTTATTTTGCTCATCGACTTCATCAACTTGAAAATATTGCTGACAAATATCTGGCTCTAAAGCAAATAATCCCCAAACTAATGCCATAACACGATCATCATAAAAATTGTCGTTCTTTTTTCTATATGTACCGTTTGGATATCTAATAAAAGTTTCAAGTTCTTTAATAGTGTCCATATCATTAACGTGAACAACTTGAAGGAAATTAACCCAATAACGCATATTAGCTACGCCGGCAAACCTAAGATTGTTATGACTTAAGATACCTAAATGTCTAGTATTAGAAAAAGAACCTGTGTTAGCTAATTTTGAGCAACTAACTATTTTTTCATAAAAATGTTTATGAAATAAATTATCAATAATTTGACCTCCGCAATTATTTCTTTCAACTAATAGAGGAGGATTGCCCCATTGACTTGCTAGAGCAACAAGCTTATTAGAATAGTGATAAGGCTCAATAACATTTGTACCAAAAACAGCAACCTGTTTTATCTCTTTTAGATCGGTTATATCTAATACTTGTGATACTGTTGCTGCTCTTCCGATACCTTCGCCCACGTCAACACCTATTACATAAAGCTTATTAGGGTCAGGGGCTTCGTATACTTTGTAATGTCCGTCTTCAGCATTCCAGATAGCGTTCTTTTTTTGCTCTTTAAATCTTTCAATAACAGAAGCTCCTACAGCAGAGTTATACGGATCTAAAAAGGTATTACCAAATTCTTGTTGGAAAGCCTCATCTGAGCCTAAAGCACCGACCATTTTTTTACGCCATTTTTCTCCTCTACCGGGAACATCCCACCAATCAATACGTTCAGCTTTCCACTCGTTAGCACCTTTTTCAGCCCCTGAATAGATTTCGTAAAATTTATTACCGGTACCGTTTGGTGTACTAACCATGAAAATCTTTGTTGTTTTACCAGATGAAATAATCGGGATAACAGATTTCCAAAATTCCTCCATGAAATTTGGCTCAATAAACGCAGCTTCGTCAATACACAAAATATTAGCAGTATCACCTCTTGCTGCTGTTGACGTTGTTGTACTGATACCGATGCTTGAACCATTAGCAAACGTTACCCCTGTTTTACCATACTCTTTAACGCCTGGCTTTAAATAGTTAGGTAACATTTCATATGCTAGACGGATTTTTTTAAAAATTGTAATAGCAGTGTTCTCTTTATTAGCTACGATAATAACACGCTTATCATCAAAGAAGCAAGTGTTCCAAAGAGCGTAGATAGTGGTTACAGTTGTTTTTCCCACCTGTCTACTTGCAAGTACACTAACAAACCTGTTATCTGCTAAACTCTTTAATACACGTTTCTGTGCTTTATAAAGAGATATCTTTTGCTTACCTCGATCTGCTTCTACAATATAAAAATGGCTTTCGGCGAAGTGTACGATATCCTCTCTACACTTTTTAATCTCCTTAACCATCTTAGGTGTCCATTCAAACTGGGCATCTTCCTTTGGTACATTTTTATCCCCTCTATAGTATTGTTTTTCATCTATAGGATTTTCAATGATATCATCTTCCATGCGATTTATTTAAGGCACGGGTAGTACTTAAATCAATTAACGTTCGTTTGTACCGAGTATGTTAAGTAATGTTGTACGTAAGTGTTCAACTAAGGCGTCTCTATCGTGCGGATTTTCAGCATGCATAATAGAAACTTTTTCACCGTTTATATCGTAACCTAAAATCATATAAGAATTTAAATACTCTTCAGCTATATGATCTAAATGCTCAAGATCTTTTACTTTAGAGCTTCGTACAGAAGCACTATCATAAAAACGTAAAAAGGCCTGCTTTATTACTTCCTCCACCTGTAGATTTTTTTCTATAGGTGGAAGTCCTTGCTCTATATTTGTTGCACTTAGCTTTGCTGACGATGTTTTCTTAGAAGGTTTTCTTTTTACAGACTTTTTTTTATTTTTGTCTTCAGTAGACATACATAGATATTTATTACTTTCCCTGTAAAGAACTTGTCTGTATCTTTTTATTATAATTAGGTGCCTTATTGTTAATACCAAACTTAACAAGATGTTCAACTAATACCTCGTGAGAGCTAGTCTTGAGCTTCAATCTACCAGGTATAAACTGACCTCCGTCAAACAATTCAAAATACGATTCTCCGATATATGGATCGTTAATATAACAAGTACAAAAAATAGAAGCTACACCTGGGTCAATAACAATTGTCCAGGCTCGGGGATCTATTTCACCATACTCAGTAAAAAGTCTATGTGCATAGTATCCGCTATCACGGAGCCTCTTAAGAGTATAACCTAGGGTAGTTAGTTTGTTTGACATATAAAGTAATTTATACCTATACTCTTTATTTTACAAGTGCTGATATAACAAACTTTATATTTACATTTTGGTCTGTTACTTCAAAAAGAGTTACCTTTAAGGTATTGTTAATTTTTACCGAAATATTTGCTGCCTTAAGTCCTGCCAGCATACGTACGTTTTCAAGATTAAGCGGAAGAGCATTTTTAATAGGCTCACCAACAAATTTATCTGTTACTAGGTAAGTAAGATTGTTAATGTTCTGTCTTTCGTAATCATTTAACTCAGCATACACTTCATCGTTTTTAGTATAAAAATAAAGCTTATCGGAGTCAGTAGCTATAGAGCTACCTTTAAGAATTTCATTAAACTTGATATTAGGAAGTATAAATCCTGAATCGTATTTTAATGTCTTTATCTTTGTAGGGTTAACAGGGCACCTCTGCATGTAGCTATCTTCAAGTAAATAGTAATTAAACTTAAAGCTTGGCGTATGATACTTTATATGATTATCTTCAATAGTTAGTTCGATATAACTATCTTCAATACATTCAAGTAATCTTACAAACTTTTTTACATCAGGTAGGTTAATCTTAACTAAACCTTCGATAGGTAAATCGAGAGTTAATGAGGCAAGTAGAACTATACTGCCATCCTGGGAGGAACAGACGGCGTATAGTTCTTTACCTTCAGGTATTAGAGATATATTATCTGCTAATTTACTTATTGGTAATAAAAACTTCTGAACAAAAAGTTCTTTATTAACTGTAATTGTCTTAGTCACTGTCCTTAAGTTTACTCTTTTCTGTAAAAGATGCAAATACTTTTCCAAGCATCCCGGACATTTTTGTCAATGTAGCGTTTGTCTTTTCTAACTGTGATCTAATTGATACAATATCTTCACGTGTAAGAATTGAATCAGATAGAGTGATAGATGTAGGCTGAGGTACTACTGTTGGTGCAGTAATATGCGGTAAATTAACAGCACCAGGCGAGGGTGTATCAGGTATTAATGCTGGTAGTTGTGGAATAGGTGTTAAATCAGCCTGTGGTAGCGGATACAACTCAGCAGCTCTCTTATTAAGAGCATCAATTTCTCGTAACTGTTGAGGTGTAGGGCCTGAAGCTGCTGGAATATTCTGTTTAACAAAACTCATTGGATCGAGTCTATTAGATTGCATCCCCGGGGTTACCGGGGATAGCGAACTCTCATCAATCATTTTAAGATTGTTACCTGTAATTTTGGCCATTATGGCCGCTGCTAATTGTTCTTCAGAAACGGCCATATTTTTACTTCAGCTCCCTACCTGCATTAATAACGGCTACGGCAACTGCTGTATGAATTGACTCATAGTGATTAACAACTACTGAGTAGTCCTTGATACGATTATCAAGCTCCTTATCAAGCTCAACAGCTACCTTACGAACCATATCCTCAACGAAGACTGGGTTTTCATACATAAGTTCAGTCTGATAAGCCTCATCAACTCGCTTAAGAGCATTAATAATTGGTGCTGAAGAACTCTTCTCGACAATATCGATAATATCTTCGATCCACATAATACCCTTAGACTCATCAATCTCTACAGTAACATCAGCAACTGAACGCTGATTGTGTGCACCGTAGTCACTAATCTCCTTTGAGCAAGGGCAAAGAGAGGCATACATAACGTGAACGGTTAGATAGAGCCTTTCCTTACCATTAACAAGACGGCCTTCCATATTAGCACGATAGTCCATATGAGACTCGATCTTGGATACAGGGGCAAGACGCTTGAGGAAGTAATCAAACTTAATCTTAACATAAGCATTATCAGACTTCAAGCGTGACTTACACTCATGAAGAAGATCCTTAACAACTTCATGAACAAAGTAACCGTCCTTAGCAATAACTTCTTCAATGAGGATACGATAACGACTCATGTTCGTACCTTTGTTCTCTGAAGTAAGATCGGTATACATACTGAACTTACCTGAGCCTTCGTTAACAGTGCCATCCTTACGGATGATCTTAACTGGCAGTGTTGCATCGCGAGTACCAACCTTAGGGATGTACTTCTTAGGGAACCCGTCAACAGTATTCTGAATGTCGGGGATATCGGCGTTAGTTTTGATTCTAGGCATAAATTTGAGTATAGTGGTTAATATTTTAGAGTCCAGCAAGTAATTCTTTAAGTTTTGCATCTGTATCATCTACAGCAGGTGTAGGCTTAGGGGCCTCAGTAACACCTTCAAAGATAGCTTCAACGGCGGGGTCCTTCTTTGCAGCTGATGTTGCTACTGGTGTCGGGAGCGTATCATCATCAACTACCTCGGTGGAGGTTACATCTTCAATACAGAAGAAGTGTTGATCGAGAGCTCTCTGAAGCTCAGCAGTTGTCTTTGTCTTGTTAAACTTCTCAAGATCGTGAATTTCGCTATGAATAGCTTTGTTCTTTTCTTCAGAAATATCAAGCTTGGACGGAGATACAAACTTAGAAGAGGCGTATGTTACGAAAGTCCTAGATGTACCGGCTCCTGTACGAGCCTCACACTTAATACGAAGTGTGCTACCGTTAGCTACATCAAAGATCTTCTCAGCGCCGAACTCAGCGGCATCATCTCCGTCAATAGCACTATTAATAATCTTGGCAAGTTCCTTACCGTAACGAATGACCTTAACCTTACCTTCATTTTCTGTATTAGTAGGATCGGTAATAATGTATGCATTTACCATCCAGCTTTCCTTACGAGAGATTTCTCCAAGCTTCTTCTTCTCTTCTTCCGTACCGGTATTGTACGTCTTCATAACGTAATTATCGATAGGGCAGCTTTCTCCGTATGTAGTAGGACAAAGAAGAGTAATAAACTGACCATTAGAGTGACTCTTCCAGCTATGATGCTTATAGTTGTAGATTGTCTTCTTAGGTTCATTGATATTAGGTACGAGACGAACAAGGTAAGTCTTACCTGCTTCAAACTTCATAATGTCCTTATAAGAGTTTTCACTCTTATTGGAAAGAGAAGCTTTAATTTCGGCGAATAGGTTTTTAGTTAATGTCATAATGGGTGTTGGTTTGTGGGTTGTTTATGTTGTATGTATTATACATAAGAGTTTGAAGAGTTCAAGTTCTTATCTATAAAAAGTTTTAATTTTTCTGTAGCTGCAGAAAGAAAAGGCTTTAATGTTTTTGATGAATTATAGCGTGATTTATAATCAAGATAGTTTCTACCAAAGCTACCTAGTAAAGG